GTAGTTCAGGGCGCAAATAGAAGGTTTGGGGCACCCCACGGGTCTGTTTTACCCTTCCGAAGGGATTGGTAGACTCTACGCGCTTTGTTACACAGGTACACTCGGGCCGCTGGCAATTTCGTAGCTGGCTCTTGCCTGTGAATGACTTAGCCTCGATTGAGAACTCAAAGCCGCAATCGCATCGCAGGTCCATGAATTCGTATCCATGGGTGTCGGCAACGTATTGTTCGCCGCCGGGGCCGGTGGCATAGAGGGGCTCTATCCTCCTCTTGAGTAAGGTGATATGCCCCCAGCGGATAGGTGCCGGTTGGATCAGGGGAAGCGGTTCAGACATGGGTTTTCTCCAAAAACAGGGGTCTAGGTATAGTGTGTATGTATATCTGTAAGTATGTTAGTGTCTATTTCATTAAACTACTAGTGTTTAGGGAGAGTCCAACTTTAGCAGATTGCAATAGGTGGGTGGATTGACTGGGAAAATGGCCGGAAAAGGTACCGGAAAATGAAAAAGGGCAGTAAAAAAGGGGGTAAGCCCGATGGACTCCCCCCTGTGATGCGGAACACTGGTTAGTGGCGGGTTACTTCTGTTTCAAGCCCCGGATGAGGATGACCCATCCCATGACTCCCAGGAACAGGATGGTTCCCAGCACCCAGGCGCGTTCCGATGGCGTCCAGGTGGCGATCCACTGCTCCATCTCGGCAGTGTTCATGCAGCCACCTCCACCGGCCACTGAGTGGCAATCCCCCGGATCTCCAGATAGTGCCTGAGCCACTCGTATTCCTCGGCATCCAGATTCCAGACGGCGCAGCAGTGGATCAAGTCCAGGCGGCACCCCAGCACGGTGGCGGTATCGAGGGCCCGCAGATACTGAGCCTCGTAATAGACCAGCCATTTATGGGTCATGCGCCCACCTCCACCGGCACGATGCCTCGGGCGATATCGTCGCGGCTCTCAGGGTTGCGCTCCACCTCGTAGCCCATCAGGATCTTGTCCACCGCTGCCTCACCGGCCCGCAGGCTGATGTGGTGGCCCAGGTAGATCATGGTGGTCTTGATGTCGGCATGGCCCAGCGTGTATTGGATCTGCTCCAGAGGGGCCCCGGCAGACCGCAGGAGCTTGGCCAGGGTACGGCGCAGGTCATGAGGGCTCAGGTCATAGCCCAGGACCTCTGCGTACCTGCTTACGGCCTTAGAGATGCCCTGGTCACCCAGGCCCCCAAACATCAGACGGGTATCGCGGCGTTCCGAGTGCCGCTTGGTTGCGCCCAGATTGGTGTGGGCAGAATCGGTGGGGACGTTGGGGAAAGCTTTCTTCCAGGCGTCGATATCGCGCTCGGCCCACTTGGGCACCGGCACCGTGCGAACCTTGCCGCCCTTGCCGACAAAGTCCACCAAACACATCCGGCCCTCGCGTGAGGCGTAGCAGGACCAGGGCAGTTCCGCCGCCTCTGACCGGCGCAGGCCGCAACCGGCCAGGACACTGAGAACGGCGGCATCCCGCAGGCCCCAGTAGGTGGTGCGATCCGGTGCGGCTGAGAGTTGCTGCAGCTCCTCCACCGTCAACCACTGCCCGCTCTTAGTCGAGGTGTACCGGCCAGGGCTCACGCTGACCATGCTGGCCAAGGTCCCGTGAGAGATCAGACCGCGCAACTGAGCCTCGCTGGCCAGCTTGCGGATCGCGGCCATGGTCAGCCTCTGTTCTGGCTTGCCTTTCCCGGCCTTCTGGAGGGCCTGGAGGTGGGTGGCCAGCCCGTCCCGGTCCAAGGAGAGGCCGGTCTTCAAAAACTCAGTGATGCGGCTGGCATAGGCTCTGCGCGTGTGACGGCTCGGGCAGGTGGCCACGGCTAGGTCAACCAATTTGAGCAGGTCAACCTGAGGGGAGGGAATTAGATCTTGGCTCATAGTTTTCGGTGTCCTTTGATTTTGATTTGGTTACCGTTGGTTGCTGGCGAGGTGATCCATGATGGCTTCCACTTCGCGGAGTACGTTGGTCAGTTTCAGGATGCGGTCCCGGTGCTCATCCATTGCAGCCTGGAAGGCCGTGGAGCTTTGCGGGTAGTAGTCCCGGCCATTCGGACAGGCGCGTTGCATCGATTCAATCGCGGCCCTCAGGGCATTGGTAACGGCCATCTGGTCTTCCAGCAGATCACGGGGATGCGTGCCGTTCAAATGGATGGTGGGTAGGGTCATGGTTACTTGCCCTCCAAAGAGTTCAGGTGGTCAGCATGCGCTTGTGCCCAGCTACGGACATCAAAGCAGTCCATGTAGTTGCCGGTGGGAGCGTGGATGACATCGTAGGTACCCTGAGAGCTATCTTTCACCTGACGGTAACGGACAACGTAGACTCCCGGCTTGGGTGCGGCGATGACCTCGGCCTGCAACTCGGCAGGGGTGCCCTTGGCGAATGACTGCCACCGGCCATCAGCGGCCAGCCGTTCGGTGTAGAGCATGACCTGGGAGCCGCTCGTGTAGGAGGATCTCAAGCCGATGCGAAAGGTGTCGCCGGGGAAGGCTCGTAAGCCGAAGGTGGCAGGGAATAGCGCGGCGGCATCCTGTACCAGTTTCTGATCTTGTTCGTAAGAGTTCATTTGGTGTCCTTTGATTGAGATTGTTTACGGCTTAACAGTTCACTTACTTTGTCACGCAGGGAGTCGTAGACCTTGCCGGTGGATTCGTTCCAATCCTGGTAGTCGCCTTCACCCCATGCGGCGGCGGATGCGATGGCGCACATGTCGGCAATGAGGTCCAGTTCCTTGACGCTAAACCGGATGCGCCTGCTCATGGGTTATGCCTGACCTTCAATCTGGACCGGTGTGCCGTTGGGCATGTGGAAGCCCTCGTTACGAGCCTCTAGACGGGCCTGCTTGCGTGCGCGGTCCAGGCCGATATCCCGGCGTGCCTCAAACGGTACGTCGCGTTCCTGGCCGTCGTCCAGGCTGAACCGGACATACCAGCCCTGGTTCTCGGCACCGTGATCGGTATCCCAAATCACCCGTGCGTTGGTCACTGTCTGTTTGGTCATGGTGTCTTTTGATCTCCTGTTTAAATGTAACGCTTTATTGGGTGGCGTAGCAGCCCCCACTGGGCACCCTGCTGCGACAGGATGCGCTAGTGAGCTACCGGCCTATTGGAACTGAGCCCAGATGGTCTGGTAGTGGCGGCGATACACGGTGCACCATCCCTGCCCGATCACACGGTTGTTGACGGTGGAGCGAACCCATCCGCCCTTGTTGCATTTGAGCCCGTTGCGGAGTCCCCAGTGCCTCGCGAGGGCAACGCGCACCTCGTGCATGGTGGGGACCTGAACCGGGGGCCTGGAGGGGCTGGTAGCGCGATTGGCGGGCATGGTTACTGGACCCCCTTGTTGCGCTTGCGGCTCTCATGCTGCGCGAGTTGGAATCGGCCAGCATAGGAGACCAGATAGAACATGGGGCACCCGTCACCGTCATCAGTGGCGTGATTGATCAGCACTTGGTTGTACTCGGCATCGGACATCAGCCGTTTGACCTCGGCATAGTCACCGGCATCCAGTGCGGCGTGGGCGGCTTGGATGGCAGCGGTGATCCCGGCACGTAAGCGCGTGTGGACCTCGGCCAGGGCGGCAATCCCTTCCATGGCGTGAACCATCCCAGCATCTTCCAATTGTGAGAGCAAGCTGGGATCAGTCGCGTACCGCTCGAAAGGCTGAGTGCGTGCGGCTAACTTGGCAAGCTCGGCCCATGCTTTGGTGCTTAGTTTCGGTGTGGCCATGGTTACTGGACCTCCTGAACGGCGGTGGTGGCTTTGCGGGTGCGAGGGGCACGGGCAAACACTTCCCGGCCATCAACCACATCCAGAGTGCCCTTCATGCCCAGGACAAGGTCATGGAGTTCCAGTTTGATGCGGTCATAGCAGGCCGCGCACATAGTCCAGGTCTTCATGCCGCCATTGGTCTGAGTGAAGGTGACCAGCACGGTGCGGCGGCAGTCCATGATCTGGCGGCAGCGGGGGCAAAAGATGTGCGTCCCGGCAGCGTGTTCCAGCAGGCCCTTGTTGATCTTGGTTTCCATCGGTGTCATTTGATAACTCGTTTCTCCTGGCGTGATAGGCGCAGGCCAAGGGGCTCTCGGTGATAAGAGCCCGAAGGTACATGCCTAGCAGACAGTGATCAGGTACACGTCAACCAATACGCCCGCTTCCATGCGGCCAATCCAGGTGCCCGCCATGCGAACGTGCTGCGCTACAAATGCCGCCACCTCATCGGTAGCCTTGAGGGTCAGGGTAGCGTCCCCCACAGTCCAGGTGATCTGGTAGCGATCTGTCTTGGCATCATGGGCAACCTTGGCAGGCCGGGACAGGTCAATCGGTGCCCCCAGTGCGTCTACGATGGCCTTGGCAGCGGCTTGGCGGGCCTTAGACCGCGCCTCCCAATCATTGGCCGGAAATGCCATGCCGGTGAGCTTGGCGTCTGTTTCAGTAGCTTGATTTACGATTCGCATATGGTGTCCTTTGATGGTCTGATTCCTTACCGCCATTCCGCCCCGATGACGCCGGGGTAATACTCGCAGGTCTGGCCGTTCTGTAGTTTAACTTCAACCCGCCCTGTGGAGCCAGCATGCCGGGGAAGCTGGATGCCGACCACCGTGACGACTTCGCCATCGCGCAAGGTAGCGGTGTCACCATTCATGACGGGCTGGCCGGTGGTGCTGTAGACCAGGATGCGGTCTGCCGGTTCGCGAGTGGCCAGGATGGTCTGCTCATCGCTCATGAGCCGTTCCAGGACAGTGGCGGGCAGCGGCTGGGCGGCAACCGCATGGATCGTAGGCCAGGGCTGCACGGGCTCTACGGGGCTCTCCACGGGCTTGGCAGGCTGGACGGGTTCCACGTACCGCGCACAACCCTGGCAGTGTGCCAGTCCCGGCCCGTTGCCCTCTCCACAGGTGCACAGGGGACCGGCCAAGTGTGAGTACTTACCAGGGAGGAAACATAGCGCCATGGGGAAATGGGTACGCACAATCCCGTAACCCACCTCGGTCAGGTAGTAACGCTTGCGGTTCAATGCGCGGAGGGCATACAGGGCATCGCTGGACTTCTCTTCGGCGCTTTCCAGGTCTCCCAGTGCGATGAAACCGGCAGCGGTTTCGAGGTCCAGTATCACGCTGTCCATTTGAACCTTGCGCGTGTCCTGGTCGCGAACAACATAGGCCTCTTCCAGGATGCCCAACGTGCTGAGGTACGCATCGGTGCGATCATTGGCGCGTTCCATGCTGAACGTACCGGACTGCATAGCAGCCGCATTGCAGAGCCCTTCCAGTTGGGCCCTGGTCAGGTTGTAGTTGATGCCGTTATAAGTAAGTTTCATGTGGTGTCCTTTTGATCTTTCCCCGATTAGATATCGGCCATGGGGCACTGGTTAGAGTGCCCACAGGTCACATACCTACTTGGTTTCCCGTGCGAACGTGTACCGCCCCATGCCGTAGGGTCTGAGTCGCTCCATAAGACGTTCGCGGGTGTACTCCCGCACGGTGCGCTGGACTCCGAAGATGTCCTTCCAGGATGCGAACCACCGTTGCGTATCGGGCGGGTTATAGGACTGGAATACGATCACAAGGTTGCCGTCAGACCAGCCGTTAAGGGTACGTGCGAGGCGAACAGGCTTAGGTGCCATGGTTAGTTCACCACTTCGCGATTAAACCGCATGTCCCGGTAAGTCACGCCAAAGGTATGCCCGTATTGAGCCCTCAGGAGTGCCAGGAATTGCCCGCGTGCATCATCAGGGGTTGCGCCCACTTCGACCACAAAGACTCGCTCCGTACCGCGAGTAGTGACCACTGCACCGGCATCCTCAAATGCATCGGCCAGCACGTGCACCTGAGTGGGCCCCACATAGACTGCAAAGCTATACGTATTCATTTGGTGTCCTTTCGATGTCCGGTTAGATACCGGCTTAGGGGCATTGGTGAGAATGCCCGAAAGTCACGCATCTAGCCTCGATACAGTTTCCGTACCAGGATTAGCAGGCGTACCAGGGATGTCAGGGTGTGAATCATACAAGCTGGTCCCCTTTCGGCAATGTGGCCAGGAATGCCCGTAACAGGGCGTTAGACCGTCTGATTGTCAGTTCGCGACTAACTAGCCGCATGATGTGATGCACGATAACAGCGCATAGAATGACTAGCGCGAGGATAAGAGAGATGAAAGTTAGAGCCTGCATGTTATGCCGCCTGTCCAATCTGAATTAGTTTCTGCGAATCGGACCATTTCCTGCCAGCACCGTGCTTGTAGATCGCGACACTGTTACCACCCGACGCCGAACCATTGCACCTTTGGCACGTTGCACAGTCCAGACGTTTGCCGCGTGTGTATTCGAATTCATTGCTAGCAGGACAAACCATTTCACCTGCGGGGACTTTGTAAGCTTCGGACCACTCGCGAATCCTGAAATACCGCCAGCCATTAGCGCGTGCCAGATCAGCTTCGGAAACGGTATCAACGGACGCCATGAGGAACTCGCGATAAGCGGCATATTTCGGCTTAGTCCACTGATGTGTATAACCAGTGTGACCAGCACATACCGCGACAATGGCGCGAAACTTAGAAACGGGTAACAGGACAGGCTCACCCCATGCGCCAAACCGGACCACACGTCCACTGAATACCTCAGGGTAGCGACTCACTGACAGGTGAGAGTAGGTGCCGCGATGATAGGCACGGTGGATCGATAACGGCGCTTGGAAGGTCGTTACATAACATGGGGCATCGCCTGTTTTCCTGGCCAGGGTAGGACGGTGCTTGCAATCAAAACAGACAATGGAGTCCTGACCAGATTTGACGGCTTTGTGAGGCTCTACATTGCGAGGAATGATCCAGATCTGAACCATAGACCCTGTCTTGGCATTTGCAGAGCCTTTAAGACCAGTGGCGATGATAGCTACGTTGTTGGTCTCGTGCAGTATGTAACCGTTGGGTTGTTTCGTTTGGCGTTTCATTAGTTCGGTGTCCTTTGATTTGATTTTGATTGGCGATCTCGTTTCGCCGTACCGTGTATCCAAGTTATTAAGACGCTCAAGATGGATAATAGTTACCGTCTTTTTGAGATTTATTGACGTTAGCGTTAAACATTGGGCTTTTTGAAGGAAAAGTAATACGATTGACCAGCCTTCGTAGCAACAGTTGCTATTCCCACCACTAATCGTGCTACGCCACCGGGTTACACTTCAGACAGGCTGGGAGTTACTGGGAGTTAGGCAGGATAGGCAGGCTCAAACCGCTATCAGGAGACCACCACAGGCCACTACAGCCCCATCCTGGCCCATCCTGCATGCTGGCCGACGATTCCTGGCCGACATCCTGGCCGACGATTCCAAAGACTGATAATGGCGATTATCGTTCCGGCCCATTGTTCTCAGGCGATTGTCCAAGGGGTGGGGGTGGCATATTGTCGCGCGGGCCTGACTTCGTATATGCCCCAAAAAAAGTAAAAGAGAGTAGTTTCACTTAAACCGACTTACTCCCCCGGCCTAACTTTGTCCCGTACTCTGCCGTACTAGTAAGCAACTAGCTGGTCAAGCCTCTATCTTCTGTTAGCTACCCCTTTTTTTGTAGGCATTTGCATACAAGGCCCCTTGTGAGCTAGCGAACTGAATTGCGGAATTCCGTAGTAGTTCCATGACATTTTTACTAGCCAGCCCTGTGACAGTTTGTTACAGTATCGGTGAACAAAAAGAAAGGAGGGCGGGAGATGCTTCCTGAACTGGAGCCCAGGCCCTCGCGCATGACCGGACTCCCCATAGATGAGAGGGGTTATCCGGTGCCCTGGTTTGTCGCATGGCTGGACGGCAAGCCCGAATTCCGGGCCCTCGATCCCCAAAAATTCCAAGCCGCCATCCGCCAGCGTCTCTGCTGGGTCTGCGGCCAAACTCTCGGTGTCTATAAGTGTTTTGTGGCGGGCCCCATGTGCGGCGTCAATCGCACCTCCTCCGAACCTCCCAGCCATGTCGACTGCGCCCGCTGGTCAGCCCGCAACTGCCCGTTCCTGTCCAATCCCCGCATGATCCGGCGCGAGGATGAACTGATCGACAACAGCAAGCTGGTGGAGAATACCCCCGGCCTCGCCCTCACCCGCAATCCCGGCGTGGCTATGTTATGGATCACCCGCAGTTACGAGATCTTCCGCGCCGACAACGGCTATCTCATGACCATGGGCGAACCCGAATCCGTTGAGTGGTACACCCTGGGCCAGCCCGCCACCCGCGCCCAGGTGATCGAGTCGATTGAGACCGGCATGCCCATCCTTGAAGCCGTGGCCCGCACCGAAGAGGGGGGACTTGCCGCCCTGGCCCGCGCCGAAGCCCGATTAGTGCGCTGGTTACCGCAGGAAGGGGCGCATGAACTGTCCCCGGTGTAAATTCCACTTCGGGGCATTCGCCACCATGGGCCTGGAAGAGGGGGAAGCCATTCCCGATCTGGCCCCGGTGGTCTGCGAGGGCTGCGGGAGTGTGCTGGTCATGTACCGGCTCAATTCGAGAGCGAAATACACCATCTGGGAAGCTACTGAGGAGCAACTCGCCCATATTCGCCGGTCACCGGCCTGGGAAGACCTGAACATAGCCCGAAATATCATCCTGAAGCACCTGAAAGAGACCGCCCAGTGATCCGGTCCCATTTTTATCCCCTATCAAAGGAGACACCGAGTTTTCATGGCTACCATCGAGACTATTACTGTCCGTTTCCCCAAAAGGAGTTACCAACTCACAAAAAAAGCAGCAGTAGAACGGGGATTGACGGTTCAAGCCTATTTAGAAGCCGCCGCCATCGCTCATGCGGATGGCAACCGCCCCTCGGCCCTGCGCGAGGACTTTACAGCCCGCCTGGACCGGCTCAGTGTCGAACAACGGGAGCGACTCAGTAATCTGCTCGACCTCGTGCTCACTTCCGGCCCCCACGATCAGGTCAAGATCAATCTCCACCTGGAATCCCTCTGGCGCATGACCCACCCGCGCAGCAAGACCTCTAAAGACGGCCATGGCGACAAAGACTGACCCAATTTGCCTGCACTGCAAGGAGCCGGTGCTCGATCTCGACCAGCGGGCCCCGGTAGACCCGCCCATGCACTATGAATGCGGCCTGCGGCTTGCCGTGGGCTCCATTGCCCATCTGGACAAGCGGTGCGACTGCTTTATCCCCGGCAGCGAGAAAGGTGACCCCTCCTACCTTTCCATTCGGCAAGCGGCCCAACTCGCGGCCTGCCGGTGGCAAATGATGAACCCTATCGAGAAGGAAGAGATATTTCTCGGCCCCCGCCGGGATGATTGACCAGTATGCAAACCCCCATCCCAATCCCTCCCCCGAACCCCCTTGCCAAACCTCCTTGACGGTCTGGCATAATGGGACTGCCTTCGATATCGAAGGGGGCTTGTCCTGCATGGTGAATGGGGAGATCTCATTACAGCGGACGGTGTCTGCCGATGAAACACGGGACAAGCTCTTCTACCTCCAGTGTAAGAATCCCCCTCTACTCCCCCTGCGTTAATTTGGTCAATTATGGTGCATAACATTGCCGATACGATCCCTGGTGCCGTAGCCGTAGCCCTCAAGGCCACGCGCACGCCCGCCAATTGGGTCACCATCTCCGCGATCACCGCCAATGCCGCCGACATCAGGATTGGCGACTCGACCACCTCGGCAACGTCAGGCATCATCGTCCCCAAGGGCACCAGCGCAACTCTCTGGGCCATCGGGGACACGCAATACCTGGATCTCGCCCAGGTCTTCTGCTTCGCTTCCGGCACCGACAAATACTCGGCGGTCTACGGCACCCACTAAAGTGCCTCGGCCCTGAGCTACGGTTTGCCCTGCCGGTTGCCATCTCCGAAGTCTTTCTGAAGTAGAATATTCAGTTAAACTTCAACAAGGAGAAACGCAATTGGCTAAACGAATCACTAAGACACCGACACGCCGCATGTGGACCGATGCCCAAAAGGCAAGCTTGATCATCGGGGCCGAATCCGCCGACGACCAGAAGATCTTCCTCAAGACGCAGAGGGTGGGCGAATCCTGGTTCTACAACATGCGGAAGAAATTCCGCAAAGAGCACCCCGAGATGTTGTCTCCCCAGGCTGCATCTGTTCGCGATCTACTCCAAACTCAGCCCCCCATGAACCCCGCCGTTCTTCGCTTTCGGGATGCCACTACCGAAGAGAAGTTCGCCATGATCCGCGAGTATGACAGTCTGCCTGAAAGATCCTCCGAACGCCAGACCTGGAAGGTGGCTCATGGCATTGGTGCCGATGCCTCAGACAATGCCCTCCTCACCTACTACCGGCTCAGAATGAAGAAGGAAGGCAAGGCCACTCACCCAACCTCAACCCGCTCGAAAGCTCGGGCTCAGATCTACTCAACCAACCCATCGCTAGAAGTCATCAAGGCCGGATACTCAGCCGCTGCCGACAAAGGTGCCTACGCTGCCCAATACAACGCCACCCGTCAGCAGATGTGGGAGTGGGTCCACAAAAGCAAGATCCCCCCTCCGCTTAGACACCTTCTCAATGGCACCACCAGCCCCTCTACTGCACTGGTCCCCTACTCAGCCCCTACCGCCCCTCCCCCGGCAGCAAAGCGCGGGAGACCGGCCAAACGCCAATCCCCGGTTGTCCACATGCAACCGCAACCCCAGCCCGCTCGTGTCGTCACCTTGGACGATGCCATCAACGTAATCCAAGTGAAGAAGGATTTCTACGGCGAGATCGTGGAACTCCTCTCCCGGCTAAAGCAGGGCCTCATATGAAAAGGAAACTCACACTCATGACGCACCAGGAACCGCTACGCAACCTCTCCCGCAATCAATACGGGGCCTTGCGCTTTATTGGCGACAACAACGTCACTCTGAGGTCTCTCCGCATGGCTCATGCCGGGACCATCAGTTCCCTCGCCTACCATGACTGGATACGCAAGCTCGGTGCCGGTGAGGATGCCGCCATCGTTCTTACCGCCAAGGGCGAGGAGGAACTGCGCTCCTACGAGCATGCCATCCTGCCCGAACGCAAAGTGGAACATGACCTCACCGACAGAACCATGCGTCTCCTCAAGATGACGCGCAACATCGTGGCCATGAAAAACAACTCGGCTGCTTAAAGGAGCCTCGACCAATGCAAGACATCCTAGCCGAAATTCGCATTCAAATAGCGCGTCTGGAAGGACGCCAGCAAGCCCTCTTCGACCACATCTCTGAACTGAAGGAAATAGAGAGCCGCATAGTGGGGAGCCCTGATCCCGATCCCGATCCGGCCCACACCATCCGTTCCGAAGCCGCCAAGAAACGCTGGGCCAAGCGCAAGAGAGCCGCCGCCAGCCCTGCCAAGCCGGTGCCCGCGCCCGCCGCTCGGGTCAACGTAATGCCAGCCCAGGGGACTCAATCGTGAGTATTTTATTGATATGCAACGCATGCGTGCTCGATGCTTTCCAACTCTTGGCTTCGCGGACCAATCGGGTTGTCACCATACGTCCGAAACCAGAGTCTAATTTTCCCAAGGGGGTGGATATTTTCATCCATCCTTTTGGAGCACCTGAGTCCGAGATCGCAACATCATGGGCTGGGTGGCTTGCTGAAGTTCCCGGCCTCTGCGCCTGTGGGGAGAATAAGAAGGAAAACTGATGCCCCAAAACACTGACATCCTCTTCGACTCTGAATCAGATCGTAGAGACTTCATCCGCCAGCGCATCGTCACCATGGCCCTGGCATCCATCAACGAGATCATCTCCGACCATGCCGCCAGCGGCACTCGCGAGGAGCGTCACTACCTGGAGCTTGCCATTGCCGCCAAGCTGGTTGAGGGGCAGCGCATCGAAGCCATGAGCGTGATGATGCGAGGCGAGTTCCGAGAGGCCGAGAAACAACTGAAGGACTCGCCATTATAATGCCGCTACTCAGCCAAACCGACCTCTCTGAACTGCGTGACCGGCAGAAGTCTGCGGCCCTTATCCCCACCTTCTGCCAGCACTGTAGTGCTCAAATCTGGCCCAATTACTGCCGTGAGTGCGATGACCATTTCGTTGATGGCCACTACAACAACTGTATCGACGTAACCGACCACCAGAAGCTCAATCATCGGAGGTATTGATGGCTGACTTTTGCAAGCAGTGTTCTATCGAGAATTTTGGCCAGGACTTCGGTGACTTGGCCGGTCTCGGAGAAGGACCCATTCCCGAAGGCACCGGCTTTGTCGCGATCTGCGAAGGTTGCGGCATCATCATGGTGGACCTGGACGGCAACTGTATCTCCTGCGACTTGAAAGCAGGCCAACCAGGGCATGGCCCCGGAAGCAAGGTGGAATCATGACCTCCGCAATAACGACTCCTATTTGCGACTTCTGCTCCGATCCCAATCCCATTTGGAACTATCCCTGCGCCACTTACGAACTCGACCTTCATGGTGTCCGTACTGAGGTGCAAGAAGGCTGGCTGGCATGCGAATCCTGCGCCCGCCACATCGAAGAAGGCCAGTGGGCTCTCCTGGCCCGCCGGGGCCTGCTCACTCCCACCGCCAAGCTCCTGGCTGATCTGATGGGCCAGAAGCAAGCTCTCAACGCCGTCTTCGATCTCCACCGTGGGTTCCGCAACTACCGCAAGGCCAAGGAGCCTCGCCAGCCGGTGACCCCATGAGCGGCAAGCGGCCCTTCTACTACATCCTGGCCGAACACACCCCAGTGCCCCTGGCAGGCCTGGAGGAGTGGCTCGACAGCGTCGAATATCCTGCCACCGTAGCCTTCACCGTGATCGGCACCGGCTATGCAGTGTCCACCATCTTCCTGGGCTTGGTGCGGCAGATCAACCAATGGTTCACCGCATTCCCTAGTAGCAATTGACTATGGCAGTTAACGGAGAGAAGGATGAAGCTCACAATCAAGAAACGGAAATTCGGAGCCAGCGTCTCGGTGCGTGCAACCTCAAAGGCTGATAGCCGTGCCTTGGCCGAGATGGTGAAATCAATGTCCCTGATTACGGACCCAACTGCGGATTCTACTGTGTCTGAGCAAAAGGACGCGACTACGCCACGGTCGGCCCTCGCCGCGAAGGAGAAGAGCAGATGATTGCCACGCTTGATGACGTAATCGAAAGACTGGCTAACGAGATTGGCGTCTATGGAGCGCACACCGAACTCCACCCTGACGGGAAATGTGAATGCCGAGTGTGCTGGACGATCGACACCCGATCCAGGATTCTCTTCGCTGTTGAATTGGAGATCAAACTTGGCTCAATTTCGTTTACCTCACCCGCAAAGCGGCAGGTTCCAGTATTCACCGATGAGCAGAAGATCGCGGTAGCTAACGCCATCTTCGACATTCGATCACAACCACTTGGCCATGGGCCTCGATCTCTCCGTCGAGGAGTCCCCGCCCATCCTGTTTGAGACGGCGATCCTTTCTGTCTCCACCGAAGTCATGGGCCGGTGGTCAACCTTTGAAGAAGCCATGAAAGAGCATGGTGCCGCAGTCGAGCGGTGCCAGCTTGCTTACGCTCTCGCCATGAAAGGATAACCGCTATGAAGAAATACTGGGTGTCCTGCGCGAGGTTCACGGTCCAGGTGAACGCCAACCATCTCGGCATCATCATCTGGGCCGCGCCTATCGTGCGGAAGTTTGTCGGCCAGCCGTTGCCCAACCTTCTACGTTGGCAGCAAGGCACGATCCACGAGGAACTCTGACCCGACTTACCTAAGCCCAAATATTCCCAGGTCCACTGTCTTCTGCGCCAGGGCTATGGCCCAATCGGGATCGGCAACCAGCAACCCCGTACTCACCAACCCGGAATTTGGCAACAAGTGAAAGTCCATATTGCCTGGATCAGCGAACACCAGTTCCTTCTGCGAAAGGATGGCATTTTCATCCCAAGTAGAAGTAGCCGCCCCATAATTGCGCTCGGCAAAGTCGAGAGACACCGGATAGGCATATACACTCCCGCCATCCTGGTTCCAGATCACCGGACCTGGGCCACCGCCGATCTTGACCACCGAATTATTGGCAATGGCCTGCTGCGTTGTGTTGCCCACATACAGCCGCATAGCCGCATCCGTATTGAACATCGTGGTGCGGCAAATGTTGTTCTGGACCTTGACCCCGTCATACATGATGGGCCCGCCGTTATGACTCTGGAAGTAGCAGGTCCCCACACCCCAAAACACGTTGTTATAGACCAGATTGTATCGGGCATCGTCGTATGCGCTGATCTCGATGGCCGTCACCGCGTCCATGAACACGCCACGGCGCACCGTGTTGTTGGAATAGCTCAATTCAAAATTCGGCTTGTACGCTGCTTCCAGCCGACCCGGATAGCGGCCAATCGCTCCCTCAAACAGATTATGCTGCGACCCGCCGTACACCGTCTCGAAGGCCATGCCCCAGCCGCCATCGTAGGTGTTATTGAGAGAAGTATTCCAACTCGAATTTTTGATCAGAGTCGTATCATGCGCTCCCCGGCTGATGTGATTACTCCAGACCATGTTGTGCCCGCCGCCATATCCGATCTCAAGCGCAAACCCACCACCTCCGCTATCGTTCTGCCTCACATCGGGACTTCCGAAGTCATGAATCCAGCATCCGTACAGCAACAGATAGCTGCCCTGCAAACTGACCCCGCCGTAGCTGGTCGGCACGCGATCCGGCCCCACATTCAAGTTGAACAGCGCATTGTGATCACCGGCCACCACCATCACGTAACCCGTCTGCTGTTCCTCGCTGAACGACAACCCATCGACCACCACATAGCTCCCACTCAAATTGAAGGCCCCGTTCCAGTCCGGGTGCGAGTTGCTCACCAGCTTCGGCTTCTCCCCATAGTTGGCCTGCACTACCAGCTTGGCTCCAGCCGAACACTGATTCCGCCAGAAGAAATGCTCGTTCGCGTAGTTTCCACCTTTGACCAGCACCAGGGTTCCGCAACTCGCGGCACCGGCCTTGCCCAGTGTCCTCCAGGCGTGAGCATCATCTGCCGCCGTTCCACTATTGGCATCGTTGCCGGTGGGCGAGATCCATCGGATCGGGTAGTTGGCGGTGGTTGCCGTTGCAACGCTCGAATAAGCCCCGTAGATGGTCTGCGTCATGCCGGTGAAGGTTCTGACCCGGAAGCTGTACTTGGTGTTGCTCCTGAGGCCCGCCATGAGGAACTGGGCCCTGGTCCCGTCCTGGGGATCGATATACTGCGGCTCGGTCACCCACACCGGCACGCCATTGATCGGCAGGTTGTAGATGTAGGCCCCGTTGGGATCGCTGACCGTGCAGCCGGTCCCGGCACCCAGCCAATCGATGTTGGGGTTGCACACATAGCCCCGGCCATCCGGCACCGGCTTCACTTCAGTGAACACCCTATAGCGCGTATCGGTGTCCGACTGGATCTCGACAATGTAGCCATATCCCGGTGCCTGCACCGCGCCCCAGGTCAAATTGATCTGATTGGGCCCCTTGGCGGCTGCACCGATGCTCCACCCGCTACTCGGCTTCGCGGCCTGCGCCACACTGACCGCAAACAGAACTACTGCCAGAATTTTGCTGCTCATAAACAGAGGGTAATATCCCTAATTCGATCTGTATATTTAATTCACTTAGAGGTGACCCATGCAACCTGAAGAGAACTTCCTTTTCTGCGGACTCTTCCACGATCCGGCCACCGGCAATCTTCCCGGCTCGATCCGAATGACATGCCCTCAATGCCTGCGCGATGTGCGCGTCTCGCGAAGCGGCCAGAAGCGAATCAAGAACGGCTTCAAGATGCTCTGCGTGGATTGCGGCCTCAAGATGGGCCAAGCCCTGCCGGAACGGTCTTACGAGGTCGGTATCCCCACCAAGGAAGAGATCCTGGGCGACGTGGGAGTGATCAATGACAACTAGTCCCTACCCACCCCAGTACGTGGTCTACCGCGACCCCTACGATCTTCCCGAATATCGCTTCGTAGTGAGGCTCTGGGAGGGCAAGGGCGAAACGTATGAGCCGGGGCCGATCTGGGGAGTGGCAGTCGATGACAGAGGCCTGGGAGTCCTGCGGCACGATCTGGCGCAGTTGGGCTTGTACTGCCTGGGGCGATTCGAGGAAGACGATCCGGCGATCCTGGAAGTGTGGCTCTGAATCACGCCAAAATTAAACTCGCAACTTTGGCCAGCGAAACTGAATAAAACAGGGGTCTGGAGAGCAGGGTACGGTTCCGCGAAAGTTAGCTAAAGTTCCGCGAGAATTGTGGCTGTAGATAAATCCCGGCCAGTTTTCTACACCCCTCAAATGCGGGTGTAAATAATTGCCGCCCAGTTTTCTACACCCCCCAAGACACCCCCAAGACACCCCCAAGAAACCACTGACTTGCGGAGGGCCGGTGTGCTCAGTAGACTCTAATGCAGAGGAAGCCTCACATGACGCCGAATGCTCCGACAGAAATGATCACCGTCAAGGAATTCGCCCGCAGGCTGGGTGTGAGTTTAGAGACCGCTCGGAGGATTGCCAGGAGTGAATCGAGCGGCGTCCATGTCTGGTTCACCCCTGGTTCTACCAAGAAGCCGATGATCCGCATCGAGGCCGGTGTGGTTGACCGAATCATGCGGCGGTCTACGCTCAAGCCCATTGCCTGATCGCTCACTGGCCAGAATTGAAAACCCTCGGTAGACTCTACTCAGAGTCCAGACAATCCAGGGCTCACCAGGGAATCCAGCTATGAGCGATACAGCATTTGAGAAGCACTACACCATCAGTGAATTAGCCAAGCTTTGGGGACTGAGCATTTCGGCGGTACATCGGATCGTGGTTCAGGAGGAGGGAGTGGTTCGATTGACCGGCATCTCGGGGAAGACGAGCCACCGAGTTCCAGAATCGGTAGCCCGTCGCATTCACACTGTACTGATCACTCCGAAGCGCAAGCCGCAGAGCGTAGCAGCACGCTGACCTCTACTTCACCGCAAAGAGTTTGGCCTTGCTCTTGAAAGCCTGCTTCACGGTGTTGCGGACCCGCTCATTGCGTTCCTGGTTCCAGGTTGCATAGCAGGCCGCGACCACTTCTTCGGTATCACCCAGCAGAGCCGCTACCTCAGGAATCGGAGTGCCGTTCTCCAGGAGGATGCGGGCAAAGGTGTGGCGGAACCGATGGGGCTCGGGCTTCTCCTCCCAGGGACCGCACATGGCCCACAGTTTATTGAGACGGTCACGCCACGGGGCACCCAACACCTGGGGATCGGTTGTGTCGCGCTTTCCGAAGATGAAGGGTCCAAACTTTTCCGCCCGCTTGCGGATGATGTCGGCAATGTATTCCGGCACCCAGGTATCGACCCATCCCCGGTTCTTGATGGCGCGGACGTGAACGAATCCTTCCGGGGTCAAACGGTTCACGTTGAAGACGGCCATATCGGAAATGCGGAGGCCGGTGTAGCAGTCGATCAGGATGAATTCTTTGAGATCCTTGCCGGTGAAAGCCCACGGTACATCGGGCACGTTGAAGCGGTCACACGCCTTCAGCATGCGGTCCAATTCATCGTCCGAGAAGGGGTAGCGTTGTTTGATTTCGGCGGCTTCCATCTGCGTGCGATTGCGCCGACGCCTGCGTCCCTCAAAAGGAGTTCTGGCCAGCATCTTTTCATCCACGCACCAGTTGAATAGCGACTTCACATTCTGCTCGTTCGCGTTGAGGGTGCGTTCGCTTTTGCAGGTTGTACACCACTTGCGGAATTCGCTCAGATCCCGTCTCGTCCAATCGTCATCGAGGTAGACGTAGCCTTTGACCTCGGCGGCAAAACGGCTGAACTTTTTGAGCGTGATTTTGTACCGCCGCCAAGTGGACTTGCTGGAGCCGTTGCCCTTGTAGTCAGTCAGCAAAGCTTCGATGGCTTCGGCCAGGGTGACGCGACCTTTGGGCGGCTTGGCCGGTGCGGTGGGAACCGGCGGCGGCGGCGGGTTGAGATCGCCACGCTCCCAGCCTTGTGCGACCTCGCGTGCTTCGGCCCAGGCGATCCGTTTAGTGTTCTTGCGGAACTTCGGATTGTCACCCAGTTTTCCGCTGGCGTAGATCTCGCAACCGCACTTCTTCCACTTGGGCCGAAGCTCATCGGACTCGTAGGTCTGGGAGTCCAGCTTGTGGTTGGCAATGCAGTCGTTACGGTGTCTTCGATAGAGGTTCAGGGGCATGGATCGAATATACCACCATTCCCCGCCATTCCCCGGCAAAATCGCTGATTTGGTGTAAGTCCTTTGTTTTCATGTGCCTTGTTATGAGTTATTTAAACAGGAAATCAAGCAAAATAGCAACAATATGCGGGTATGGCGTCATTCAGCGTGGTCTGGTTTGTCTCCATTCCCCGGTCCATTCCCCGGCATTCCCCGGCGGTTCTGGCCCCGGCTTGACAGTGCTGAGACCATCACCGCAAGGGGCACTACCGTGAATCAACACGGCTCCCATGAGCTCTTGCTTCGCGACGATCTGACCATCGTGGCCAACGTGGTGGACCTCGTCGTTCAGCATCACAACATCACCCAAGAAGAGTCTGCAAATTTCCAGGCAGCGGCGAATCGAATTCTGGCCAGCATCTACCCCGATGCACCTCTGGCCCCCACTCCACCCGTGACCCCCGAAGCAGATCAAAACTACTAGTCGAGAGGAAAACTTTTTATGCCCGCAGTGAGTGCGAATCAACAGAAGGCCATGGCCATAGCCGAACACTCCCCGTCCAAACTTTCCGCGAAGAATCAGGGCCTGCTCAAGATGAGCAAATCGCAACTCCGCGACTTCGCCCGCACCAAAACATCCGGCCTTCCGCGCAAGGTAAGATCGTAACCATGGCGAGGCCCAAGGGCACGTTGAACCGGAAGACGATTTTGAAGATGCGGAAGGCCCTCGATGAGGAGGACAAAAAGAACCCGCCCGCCCCACCTTCGCCCATCGTGATCCATGCCGTCGAGGAGGTCCCCCGGCCCGCTCCCGCCCCCGAACCAACCGGCGAGTACCGACCCTACACCGACGTTGTTGTGCCCGATGCCTACACCTGGAATGGCGAACCCATGGAACTCCCCATTCAGGGTCTGGCACGCCTCACCCGCGACGAGGGCCGGGGCATGATGGGGACCACTGGTGAACTCGATCCGGTTTATGACAAATACCTCCACACGCTCGATCTCGATGAACTGAAATTCGCTCTCTCCCTGCAACCCAATTCGCTCAAGGTTGTCCAGTTCCTCTCCGACCTCGTGAACCCGATCAAGGCGGATACGAACATCACCACCCTGGCAAAGCAACGTGGCATCGGCCAGACCGAGATGATGGAAATTTGGCGTTCGTACAAGTTGAGTCATGCCCTCGGCGTCTACATCGATGCCGCCCCGAATCTTGCCGGTCATGTGGCCAAGGATGCCGAGTCGATCAAGATCTGCTGCCCCCGTTGCGATGGTGCCGGGGTGATCCTGGTGACCCGCCGCGATAACGAGCAGGCCTGGATCGACTGCCCCACCTGCGAGTCCACTGGAGCGGTGCGGCGTCCCGGCGACAAGGCTTCCCGCGATCTGGTCTTCCACGCCATCGGCATGGTCAAGAGCGGCGGCTCGGGCAACGTCACCGTCAACGTCCAGCAGAATGCCCAAGGGGTCGAATCGGTGATCGATGAACTGGACCGCATCACGCCGGTCATCGACCTCCCACCGGCCCTCCCTGAGGATGACGACTGATGTGGGCCACCATCAAAATCCTGCGCCTGTTCATCCGCAACTTGAACCGCATTGCCACCTCGCTCGAAAAGCTGGATGCCCTCTATGAAGCCGACCTCGCCTCTCGCGGCATCGTCCTGACCCGCCCCAACCTTTCCGATCAAGCCGAGATGTCGTACACCACCGACGTTTTTCCAGATGAGTGATAGCCTCAAGCTTAGGTGTACTCAGAACTCGTAACTGATAAGGCCCTGCACGCTCTCAAAGCCGCCGGTATCGTTGCCAAGCCCTCTGCCCCGGACTATTGCCGCGAAGCCAGCCAGCGTCTCCGCAAGCTCATCCATCCCGCCACCGGCAAGTACACTCGCCCCCTTTCAACCAACGAAAAGAAATTCATCCGCGACGAGACGGTCCTCTGCCGCACCAGCTTCCAATACTTCGCCGCCCGCTATGGCAACATCGAACTCGATGCCTCAACCGGCGGTGGTGTGGGCCCGATGGATTTCTGGGCCAGCCAGCAACGCGCCCTGGAACTGATTGCCAAACGCGAGGAGGAGATCCACGCTCTCTTTGCCCGCGACGGTTTCTCGGATGGCATCCTGACCGTCTGGCACAAGTCCCGGCAACTCGGTGCCACTGCCATCATGCGGCTGATCACCATGCACCGCATGCTCCTGTTCCGCAATACCCGCGCCATCGCTGGCTCTCTCGATATCGACAAGATCCACGAGCTATACGTGCGCGACAAAACCGTCATCGATAACCTGCCCCCCTTCCTGGCTCCCACCATCGAGTTCGACGTAAAAGACTCCCACATCGCATTCGAGTCTCTCAAGTCCCGTCTCACCTACCAGCAGGCCAACCAGCGTGCGGGAGTCGGCACCGGCCAGCAGTTCGACATCTCCCACATGACCGAAGTCGCTCTCTGGGAATGGGCCGAGAGATTGAAGTTCGACTTCCTGCCCGCCGTCCCGCAATCGCCCAAAGTCTTTGTGGCTCTCGAATCCACCGCCAATGGCCGGGGCAACTTCTGGCATGAGTTCACTGAAGACATCCGCATGCGCCATGAGGGTTTCGAGCACTGGGTTTACATCTTCACTCCCTGGTACATCGAAGACAAGAAGTACCGGCGCAGTGCCCCGGAAGACTGGACCCCCAACCAGACCACCGTCGAGCACGCCGAACTGGTGGAACGCACCAGCCCCGAATACTGCGGGAAGAAAGTCATTCTCAACCGCAACCAACTCTACTGGTGGCAGACCGAGTATCAACTCCACCGCAAAGAGAACACGCTCCACATCTTCTTGTCGAACTACTGCGCCACACCGGCCCAGAGCTTCCAGCACTCGACCCGCTCGGCCCTCCCGCTAGAAGTCATCGAGCGGATGCGCTCCACGTCCCGGCTGGGCATGCCCTATGCGGTGGAAGCCTCTAGGATCGCCGCATGAGCGCATTCAGTTCGCTCTACAGCATCGGCAAACGCGGCAAGTTAATCAGGATGGAGCCCAGCGAGTACGATGGCGATCCTCGGGGCATCGTCTGGATGTGGGAGCCGCCCGATCCCCGCCGCCGCTATGTCCTCGGTTGCGATCCCAGCGTAGGCCGTACCGGCTGGAACCGTTATGACCGCTGCCGGGAAGACGCCAAGACCGACAACGGAGCTATCGAGGTCATCCGGGTGGGAGCCAACGGAATTCGCGATGTGCAGGTTGCCGAATTCGCCGCACCGATTGATGCCTTCGACTTAGCCTATGTGATCAACACTCTCGGTAGACTCTACGCGGGCGAGGAGGAGGACCAATGCAAAACCATCATCGAGGTTTCTCCCGGCCCTGGTGCTGGAACACTCCAGCAATGTCTAGAACTCGGCTACACCAATCACTTCCGCTGGGAATACTACGGCGATTCTCCCGCCACCCCCACCAAGGCTCTTGGCTGGCACGCTTCCAATCGCACCAATCGCGATCTATGGGTCAAGGCTTCCCGCCATTTGGTGCTCGATAACGTCATCGTCAACTCGCCCTGGCTGACTGAAGAGTTTGCCGACTGCCGCATGAACCTGGACAAGAACTACGGCGAGAATCCCGGTGGCCACGATGACAGGGTTCGCGCCTTCAACCTAGCTCTGTGGATCGCCAACTCCTGGAGCATGAACATCGAGCGCACCCAGGAAATCGTAGCCACCACTCCCGAAGTAGACTGGCAAACTTCCGACATGCAATACGATGAGATCCGCGCCGATTGGGCTGAGACGCTGGACCGTCTGTACAGATGACGGTTAAACTTACACTCATATGGCAGTCAAATCCGCTCCCGCTCCGCAAACTGATTCCTTCGATGAACCGGCCATGGTGCTGACCGTGGGCGAGGTAAGCCGTCTGGCCAAACTGCTTCGCCGCAACGTGCAGACCAAAGAGCAACTGATCCGCGCAGTCGAGGCTCTCAACACGGTCAGCGTGGAAGGCGTCAAGATCACCCTGGAAGAGGGCCTGCTGACCCGCCTCAAGACCCGCTGCCTGGACAAGAACAACTTCCCCCGCTGGTTGACCGAGACCGTGATAAAGCAACTCCATGACTACGCTGGCTGGTAACATCTGCCCCGATTGCGGCAAGCACTTCGAGATTGGTGACTGGCCTTATCCCTGCGCCGGTCTGGGCCATGAACTGGGATCGTTCTGGCATGGCGACTCCGCGATCCACACCTCGGAAGCGGTCACCGTCTTCACCAACCCTGAGACCGGCGACATCAAGATTCCCGGCAGAGGGGACCGGCCCATCCACCCCAAACTCGCCGCTGCCGGTTACCGCCGGGAAACCATCAACACCGCTGCCGGTATCCGCGATCTCGAAAAGAAGAAGAATCTGGTGCATGAGGCCAGCAACTACAACAATTCCGGTGCCGCAGAACGCGATACCGGCAGCACTTAAGGAGCAACGACAATGACTCTCGCCGTCCTGTTTTGGGTCCTGATGATTGTTTGGCTGGCTCTCGGCGCATGGAGCGAATACGTTCCCGGCCAGCCCTACCCGTTCTTTCGCGGCCTCGGGCATTTCTTCATGTTCATCCTGCTGGCCATCCTGGGCTGGGGAGTATTCGGGGCCCCGGTGAAATAGCACTTACACCCCCCGTATAACTAAGTAGTTTAAGTAAGCGGCGGATAACCTAGCCGTATATGGCCACCGCCGCGCCCCCTACGCCACCGCGCCTGCCCAACATCCCCCCGCTCAACCCCGCCGACCCCAAGTCCTCCACCGTGGGCGATCCGACTCTCCAGTGGTTATCGGAAGCCCTGGCCGAAGCCGAAGCCTTCCTGCAAGCCCAGCCTGGATACGATCAGATCGGCGCGGCCATCGACGCCATCATGTCGGTGGATGAGACCACCTCCAAGTTCGATTTAAAGGCCGTCCTTTCCTCCACCCGCACCAACCGCATTGCCAAGATCTCCGAAGATCTCGCGGCCATGCTGACCGACACCAAGCCCTTCTGGGATTACTCGGTAGCCAACCGGCGGTTTGAACAGCACGCCTCGATCTACGGCAAGCTGGCCACTTTCTGGTATCAACGGCGCAACGTCGATCTGCGTTTGGCCGATGCCATCAAATACTACCTAGTGGGCGGCACCGGCTACCTGCACCTGTTCTGGAACCCTGACATGGAGGACATCGACGCCATTGCCGAAGACCCGCGCAACGTCCTGCCCATCCGCCCCTTGGGCTATGAATCCTGCGAGTCCTGCCTGGGCGTGATCGTTAAGCGCAAGGTCCCCATCAACTACATCCGCGACAAGTACGGGCTGGATATCAAGAGCGAGTCCGATGGCTCCTCGATCACATGGCTGAACAAGATGCGCGACTCAGCCGCCGATGTCCTCTCTCCCATCTGGCGGTTCCGCAACAACGCCAAATCCTCGGACACCGAACTCCCCCGCATCCCTACCGCCACCCTCTACACCTGCTACCTGAAAGATGACCGGCGCAACACTCGCAAGGACATGCGTGAAAGCTTCACCAACAAGCCGCTCTACCTGGGCGAATGGGCCAAGGATGAGGTGACCGGCGAATACAAGGCCCAGAACAACTGGAGCTACAAAGTCGAAGTCGGTGAAGCCCTCTACCCCAACCGGCGCATGATCGTCTGGGTAGCCAACCACAAGCTCTACGATGGCCCCAGCTACTACTGGCACGCCCACTTCCCGGTCCTCAAGCTGACTTTGAATCCCCAGCCCTGGTCCTGGCTCGGCAAGGCCCCGGTACACGATCTGTTGCGCCTGCAAACCTCACTGAACCGGCTCCTGCGGGTAGTGGACGATCATGCCAGCCAAGTGGCCCAGCCGGGATCGATCCATGACAAGAACTCGGTCTCCCGCGCCGACTACAATGCCTTCGACACCCGCCGCTCGGGCTGGAAGCTCTACCAGAATCCGCTGGCCGGGAAGGGCATCCAGATCGTTACTCCCCCGCCGCTCGACCAAGCCATCTGGGCCCACATCAAATGGATTCAGGATGAGATGAAGGAACTCTCGGGAGCGGCTGATCTGTCTCAGCTAATGACGCTGAAACAAATCCCCAGCAACGACTCCGTCGAGGCCATCATGCACTCGATGACCCCGGCCCTGCGCTTCCGCTCCCGCATCTTGGAAGCCTTCACCCGCGAACTGGCCATGCAGTTGGCCTACAACTTTTCTCAGTTCTATACCCTGCCCATGCGTGTGGTCGAACTGGGCCCTGGTGGCGTAACGCAGGACGACTTCGACTTCGATCCCGGCTCCATGCTGCCCGACTACGTCCATGACAAGGACTACAACGCAACCACCGGGGAACTCACTCCCGAAGCCCTGTTGCGCGGCCCGCTCCCCCGCTGGGACAGATCGAAGGAATTCCTGCGCCGGTTCGTCTTCAAGATCTCCCCCGGCAGTTGGTTGAACTCGGCTCAGATCGAGCAGAAGATGATCTACCTGCAACTGGCCCGCGCCGGTTGGATGGACATCTTTACCCTCTGGGAGATCCTGGGCATCCCCAACATCGGCGTCCTGCCCGACAACGTCCGTACCATCCCCGAACGGCTGCTCTACCAGGAGCAACTCGGACTCAACGGGCAAGTCAACGCCGCAGGCCGCAAAGCCAGTGGCCAGTCCCCGCCTCGCGCCGTAGTCAAGGAGAGCTAAGTGGCCGATCTGCCCAAGCCACCAAAAAGCGCGTTTGATGCAGGCTCCATTTTCCAGCGTTTGGTGGGAGCCAATCCAGCTAATAGCGGCTACATCCCAGGCTCTCTGGGCGCGGCTTGGCAGAATGCGGATGCCGGTGAGGTTGGGGTGACTCAATCGCCGCTCCACTACCCGGAACTAGTCTCTGGTCAGTTGCCTGCATCTAGCGCGGATGCCAAGGCCATCACGGTTCCTGTCGATGAATACAACTCGCACCCCGACTACGCTTACCTGCGGGCGAAAACCGGCAAGACCAATGTTCCTGTTGTCGTCTACCGGACATCCGCTCTCCAGTTCCCCGATGACCGTGCGGAGGTTCAGGCTCATGAGCGGATTCACACTGGCCAGATGATGCTCAACAACGGACTGGCTCCAGAGCAGATGGTCCCCAAAGCGGCATTCCAAAACTGGTTGAGGACAGTCCCGGCAGATTCTCCAGTCGGTAGCAGCCCGCAGTATGAAGCCCCGGCTTATCTGTTCTCTCGGGCGGCTCCCCCGGCCCCCAGTGAAACTACCATCCGGCCTGGGAGCAAGAGCGATCAGATCCCCTATCTACAGCGGCCCGCAGACTTCAAGCCCGACCCCAACGATGTGGTTCCAATGCGTCCGGTGATGCAGGAGTCATTCAACAGGTACATGCAGATGATGCGGAACCAGTACCCGAAGAATGGATTCTACCTGGAAGCGAATTCCCCGGATTGGCTGGAAAGCCAGTACATCCGGTCCACTCCTCCACCGGCTCCCCAGGCTCCTCCGGTGAACATGAAGCAGGTATCGCTTTTGACCGGGAAGAAAGCCAAATAGCCCCCACCGCATTCGTTGTAACGAAACTTACTCTGTCTGTTTAAGTTTTCCAGTTTCATACTTGACCGTTATATTCGCTTGTATCTATGGCATTCAATAAGTCAGCCGAAGAGAAGCAGGAGTCCGGCATGAAGAGTCCGGCCAAACAAGGCTCGGTCATGAGCAAGCCCTCCTCAACCAAAACCCCCTTCGGAAAAACCAAAAAGCCCAGCAGGTATTAGATGCCATCCTCGCTGCCCCCACTACCCACAGAGATCACGGATCAGAAGCCATCCGGCGGTAGTGCGCCACCTCCAACAGGTTCCGCTTTCTCCGGTGGCATGCCGCCGACGATTGCGGCACTCAAGCAAATCGAAGACGGGTTGAAGACGCTGGCGACCTCGGTCCCTAGCCTTCTCCCAATGTGCGCCCAGATGATTTCTCAGTTGCGCACGGCAGTTCCACAAGCAATTGGTGCTGATGCAAGTAGCGGCCCCTCTGGCGGTCCCACTGGTCCTGCGATCACTGGGATGGGTCAGAATCCGACTGCGCTCCCATCACCGCCGCAAGGTGCAATGTGAACTCATTCCGCGAATACATGGTTCAAACCTTCTCTGAAGCAGGGCTGACTGATGCTGAAATCACCGCTGCCATGGAGAAGCTGTACAACAACGAGAAGGTCTCCTCCAAGCTCAACGGCTTGGTCAAGACCGCCACTGAAGACTACAACGCGCAGGTAGGACGCGCAGCCGCCGCCCAGTCCCGTATCGACAAGCTCGAAAAGGAATGGTATCCGGCGGCGAATGCGGAGTATCAGCGTGTGCTGGGGGAACTGGCTCAAGCCCAGCAGCAGATGCAACGGGGTGGGGCCCCTCCCGATTTCGACGCATCCAAATACGTCAGTCGCGAGGATCTGGCCCGCATGCAGCAGGACATGGGAATCCGTTTTGCCGGTGTCCTCAAAGACACTGCCAAGATCACCGCTTCCCACGTTGCCCGTTTCCAGGAAGAGCCTGACCTACAGGCCATCGATGAACTGGCAATGAAGCAGAACCTGCCCCTGGTTGCGGCCTACGAAAAGTGGATCGAGCCCAGAGTCAAAGAACGGGAAGGGAAGGCGCAGGAAGAGTGGAAGAAGCAACAGCGTGAAGAGATCGAGCGGGATGTCCGGTCCCGTTATCATCTGCCCGCTGAAAGCGTACCCACAGAGACCGCGCCTGTGTACAACCGCCAGAGCAAGGACGATCTGCCCAAAGACATTGACGCCGATCTTCTAAGCACATGGCGTAGCGTGCCGCAGAAAGTTTAATCGCCCCCGCAAGCACTTAGACCGGGGCCGGGAGAATCCGAAATGCCTGACAATCTAGACCAGATTAACGTAACCACTCGGCGGTACATCCGCAAAAACCCAGCCCTGGTCGATAACATCTACAACCAGGACCCCCTCAACTATTTCCTGCGCCAAAACCTGCGTGAGGACTTTACCGGCGGTTCCAGCATCAACGAAGACTTCATCTATGCGTCCATGATCGGTGGCGGATACTTGAAGGGCAAAAACTTCAACATTGCCCAGCGTCAAACTGAACAGCAGTTGCGCTTCGACGTGAAGTTGCAACAGGTCTCGGTGCCCCTGTACCAGGAGGACATCCAGGTTCTCAACAAGGGCGAACTGGCCGCGATCAAACTGCTCAAGGCCCGCATCGACCAGGGCTACATGTCGCTTGGCGCGATGGTCTCTATCGCCACTTACCTCAACGGCATCAACCCCGGCTACAACGCCAACATCAACGGGCTGGCCGAAGCCTTGAACGATGGCACCACCGCCAGTTGGGATGGCAACACCTACCTGACCTACGGTGGCCTCACCCGCGCCACGTACAGCCCCTCCCTGACCAGCGTGCCGGTCAACCTCAACGGCAACTCCATTGAGTACGACACCATCGACGCAGGCTACATGGATGCCTTCTACGGTTCCGGCGACTATGAGCCCAACATCATGGTCACCACCGCCAAGGGCTTCAGCTTCGTTAAGTCGAAGTTCCAGACCCAGCAGAGGTTCCAGGATGCCAAGCTGGAAGTCGGCGTAGGCTTCCGGGGTCTGAGCTTCAACGGTGCCGTCATGGTTGCCAGCCGCTACTGCCCTGGCCAGTATATGACCGGCCCAGCAGGCGCGGGCACTGCCGATCCGGTGGCCACCACCTACCTGTCCGAGACCTCGAATGGATCAGTTACGGCCTATCCCAACGGCAACCTCTCGACCAATCGCGAGTCCCTCTTCATCCTCAATTGCCGCAAGCCGTTCCTGAACTACTACGTCTCTAACGATCCCACTTTTGGTGGCGGGTTTAGGGACTTCATCCCCTCTGCCGGGAACACCATTCTGGTTGGCCAAGTGCTTCTCGCCCACCAGTTGACCGTCCACCCGCGTTACCACAAGCAGATCTACGGGTTTGCCAGTTAACAGAAAGGACTCAATAGAGGAGAACAACTATGCCTAATGTGAATCGCATTATGAGCCCCTATGTGGGCACTGGCAACCCGGACACCTTCACCGAAGCAGTCAGCACCACTCCCGGCAGTTACAGCCCCTATGCCGGTGGCGATCTCGGTAACAGCGTGGACTGGAACGACAAGGAATACCAGAAGGTGCGCCTGGATTCGGGTGCTACCTCGGCTACCCCGGCTGGGGCAGTCGCGGCCAACATGCTTGCCTACTGGAAGGATCGCGGCAATTACATCGTCACCAACGACACGCGCTTTGCCATGTTCAATGGCGTGGCCAACAGTTGGCGCAATAACGTGGCCGGTGTCTTCCGCAGTGCCGTCCCCGCCGGGAACCAGTGCTTCCTGCTTCAGCGTGGCCGTGGCATCAGCGTGAAGGAAGCGGGCTCGGCAACCGAAGGCATGCTCCTGGTGGCCAACACCTCGACCACCGCCGCCGATGCTCTTGGCACCGCTATCGGCACGGCTCCTGCGGTCCTCGATTTTGGAGTGGTCATTTCCGCCACCGTAGCCAACGTCTGTGTGGCCGATCTGGACATCCCCAACATCCCCTAAAGGAGACGCTATGGCTGACGTGACTATCAACAGCGTAAAGCGCAACGTGAACGGCTTCCTGCGCGAGTACTACTACAACGTGACCGGCGCATCCGGCTCGACTCTCCCGGTGGGCTTCAACAAGGTCAACATCGTGGATTCGGGCGGGGGCGTCATCACGGCTTACACGGTGGCCGCAGGCACTGTCCCCGGCACCAGCGTGATCACTCTGACCGGCACCATGAACAACACCGATATCCGGGTGACGGGCAACTAGCTTGTGGACACTTTCACCACACTCTGGAACCGGATCTTACTGCGCGTACCTGCGCTCGGACCCGATCTGGCCCAGGATCTCATTCGCGATGCGTTCAACCAACTTTGCGAACGGCGCGAGTGGAGTTGGCTGACCAGGACCAACTCGTTTTACATTCCCGTAATCGTTACCGGGGGCACGGTCTCAACCACCTCCGGTAGCCCTATCGTGACCGGCATCGGCACTGCATTCGATGGCAGCATGATCGGCAGGCAGTGGCGCATTGCGGTCAACTACCCGACCTACACCATCCTCCAGGTAGTCTCACCCACGTCCCTGGTGCTGGATCGGGCCTGGAATGGACCGGCTCTTTCTAATTACGGCTATCAGATCTTCCAGAGCTACTATTCGGTGCCCAATGACTTCCAGTACTTCATTGTGGTGACCAACCCGACCAACAACTACCGGCTGAACCATCTGGCCTCGCAATCGGAACTCAACTCTCACGATCCGCAACGGGCCCAGTTTGGTATCGCCTATGCGTGTGCCTTCTATGACTACAGTCAAAGTCAAATCGGAATTATCTCCGAAACCGTCAGGGTCCGTGGATCAGGCTCTGTCCCGGTCTCGACCACGACACTCGGATATTCTTATCCAATCGACTCCCTCTACTCGCTCGAAATCACCTCGGGCGGGGCTGTTGGCGCGGCCCAGTACAAGTGGAGTCAAGACGGGTCTGTCCAGGGGACGGGGATCGTTTCGCAGTCCGACCCCTTCGATCTAAGTAACGGCGTCCAGGTCTACTTCCCAGACGGCATCTACGAACTGGGGGATGTATTTGTCATCCAGTGCAATGCCCAGTCGGTTGCCGGTGTCCCGCGCTATGAACTCTGGCCCCGGCCCGCCGACAATGCCGTGTACCCGTTCCAGTACATCTCGCGCATCCCCGAACTGAGCGATGCCCAGCCCCAGCTTCCGCCGCCGTTCTCGCGCCGGGGCGACGTGTTGCTCGAGATGGCTCTGACCAATGCGGCTCTCTGGCCGGGAAGCGAAGCCAGTCCCAACACCTACCGCGATCCGGGTGTCAGCAATGCCCATCGCGTCACCGCCGAACGCATGATCTACGAACTCGAAAAGAAGGATGACGAGACCGCGATCAAGGATCTGTCCTACTCCGGTCTGCCTTTCATGGGGCCCTGGCACGATGGCAGTTGGCTCCAAACCCACGCAATCTACAACCCGTAAGGAGAATTCACCATGGCTGATATTAAAGGACCGATGCTTCCTGGCGATGACAACAAGGACATCATGACCTCGATGAACCCGACCAACGTCCAGAACAAAGGCGACGGCAAAGTCGAAAAGTTCAAGGGCACGATGAACCTCGATAAGAGCGGCAACGCTGAGATCGAAGGCCCCGGCATGCACGGTTGCTGGAACGCCGGTATCAAGATCTCGGGCACCAACAAGAAGTACTAACCAGCGGAAGCGTGGCGAATGCATTCGAGGACATTGAGAAATGCTTAAACAATCAACGGCCAGAAACTTTGAAGTGCTAATGATTGACTCCTCGGACCACATCACCGGCAAGTCTGGCCTGACCTTAACCATCACGGTCAGCAAGGACGGTGGAGCATTCGCCACGATCACCCCGGTAGTCACTGACCTGGGGACCGGCTGGTACAACTTGGCCCTCACCACCACCCATACCAACACGCTCGGAGATCTCTGCCTGCACGTCACCGGCACCCTGGCCGACCCTACCGATGTCAGGGATCAGGTGGTGGTCGATCTCCCCGGTGCAACCGTGGCTTCGGTGACGGGTTCAGTCACGGTGGGGAGCAACACCGACAAGACTGGCTATTCCATCGCTGGCACCAAGACCACGCTCGATGCGCTCAACGATATCTCTAGCGCCACTGTCCTGACCCAGGTGAATACGGCCTTCGATGCCGCCGGTACGGAGCTTGCCTCGGTGCCCTCTACCACCGGCTCCATCCGGCAGAAGCTCGGCTTCCTCTTCCAATACTTCCGCAACAAGCGCACGGTCACCGCTTCCGTCGAAACCGCATTCAAGGAAGATGCCGTCACCACCCTCGGAACTGCTGCGGTAAGCGATGACGGCACCACCTTCACCCATGGCGAGATGGGCTAACTGTGAATCGAATCTGGTTCCCCAATGCGCCATCCGGCTCGATCCCTGAGATTCAACGCGCCCAGATCGCCATTGGCTATCCCTTCCCGATCAGCAACATCACACCTCCCGATCCGCCGCCGATCCCGTACCCGATCCCCACTCCCCCCGACTTCTCCTACGCCTACACGCTGGCCAGCTTCACCTCGGAGCTAGCTTCGGCCATGAGCGATCCCAACCACGTCTACTGGGCCCAGGATGAACTCAACCGCATCGTCTGCGAGGGCCTGCTGCACTGGGGCTCTCTCACCTCTCGCTGGATTGCCCGTGGCCTCTTCTCCACCGTAATCAGAACTCCCTTCTACGATCTGAACGTCCAACTGCCCACGCTTCGCCGCCGCAACTACACCTTCGACCAGATCTACCGGGAAGTGCAGTATCACATCTTTGAACCCGCTACCGGAGTCGCTGGTGGTGGAACCGGCGCAACCGATCAGTTCACCCTCCAGCAGAATCTGAGCGCACTGGCCCGCCGCCGCAACATCTTCCAGATCGATTCCCGGCTCCCTCTCACCTTCGCCACCTTCGACCTCACTACGCCCTCTCCCGAAGGCTTGGTGGAACTCTCCCGCGATATCGCCCTGATCCAGCGGATGGCCTGGATGGATGCAACCAGCCGCATCACAACGCCACTGCGGCGAACTGACGCATTCACCTCCCAGGCCGCGAACCCCGTGTGGAACATTGCTCCCGGCAAACCCTTCGCTTACTCGCAGACCCAGGCCACGCCCTGGCAGTTACAACTGATCCCGCCGCCTCTGGCTTCCGGCCAGTTCTCGATGATCTATGCCAAGACCCAGGTAGTGGGCGGCACCGATCCCCTGGCCATCCCCGATGAGTTCGCCTGTGCCGTGAAATACGGCGCGATGTACGAGATGTTCTCGACCAACTCCCCCGGCTACGATCCGATCCGCAGCAAATACTGCGCTGCCCGTTACGTCTCGGCGCTAGAAGTTACCAAGCTCCAGCAGTCGATCATCCGGGTGCAGGTCAACGGCAAGCTGGTCCCGCTCGGCACGCTGGCCGCAATGGACAGTTCACGCCCCTTCTGGCAGACCGGCACCGGCACTCCCCAAGCGGCCTGCACGGCTTACGATCTGCTCGGTCTCTACAAGGTGCCCGATGGGGTCTACTCGATCACCTGCGACGTTTCCGAGACCGCGCCTCTGCCGGTGAACCCCACAGATCCCATCGACCTGGGCCGGGAAGAGATCCCTTACCTGTTCGATTACTGCCGACACATCCTCTGCCTCAAGTTGGGCGGCACCGAGTTTGTCCAGACGGCTCCCCTTTACGACAACTTCCTGAGGGGCGCGGCCCAGCGGTCCAAGCTCATGGCCTACGAAGCCCCCAACTATACCCAGCTACTCAATCCGGCCAAAACCCAGGAGTCCGAATCCCATGCGGCATAACCTTGTCATCATCCTCGCCCTGTTGTTGGGCCCCATTGCATTCGCCAATCAGCGTTACCAGAACAACTGCATGCAAGGCGGCAAGAACGTCGTCACCAGCGGCGTCAGTGGCACCCCAAAAGTGATGGGCAGTTATCCGCAGTGCCGCGTGACCGTTTACCTCGCTGGCACTCTGACCGTAGCCACCATCTACTCCGACAACAGCAACACCCCTCTGGCCAATCCCTTCACCTCATCGACCACCGGCAGTTTCTATTTCTATGCGGCCAATGGGCGCTATGACGTGACCATGTCGAGCGGCGGTCTGCCTGCGCCGGTCACTCTGGGCGACGTGCTCCTGGCCGATCCCTCCTCGATCACCCCGGTAACAGCGGTCACCAGCTTCAATGGGCGCACCGGGGCGGTCCTGCCGATCCAGACCGACTACCTGCCCCTGGCCACCGCCCAACTCCAGCTTCTGCGTTCCGCCCCCAACGCTGGCAACAACAACACGCTCCAGTTCGCCACCAACCCCACCGTCACCTCTAACGACTTCATGTTCGCCCCACAGACGCCGGGAGGTAGCTTGACCAGCGGGATCAACACGGTTGCTCTCACGCCCTGTCCCTTGGGTGTAGCCGGTGGCGATCTCAACCATTACCTCTACATCTCTGGAGGGACCGGGACCGCAGAAGCCGTGCTGATCATCGGCGGTACCTGTACCTCGGGTGCGCCTGCCGGGACAATCAGCTTCTCTGCCGTGAACAACCATGTGGGCGCATGGACAGTTCAAAGTGCCAGCGCAGGCATCGTGGAAGCCGTCAAATATGTGGGTGGTGTCGGCGTCGTCAACCTTCCCGTGGCGACCATGAACATCTACGCCTCGATAGTCCTTCCCACCACCGTGAGCCTGCTGGGCAAGGGTTCCGGCTCGGCCAACACTTCACAGGGATCGATCCTCTCCTGTGTGGCGGCGGCGAACCCCTGCATGGTAATCGCGGACGGCCTGGGGACGGCGACTTTCCAGGGCCTGGGCATCCATTCCAAATACACTCTGATGGGCCCCAGTTCTGGATCGGGTCTTTGGGTGGGCGGTGGTGCGGCTGGACTGAATGCGGCCTGGACCGGAAGCTACACCCGATTCGAGGAAGTCTCGGTTCTGTACTTCAACAATGCCCTGACCCATAACAGAGGCAATTTCGTTATCTATAACAACTGTGCGTTTGCTGGCCTGAATCGCGCCCTGTTAATCCCCTCGACAGGTGGCGGTGAGCACCAGCCCTTGGAATTCTACGGCACCCTGTTGACCGTCAATACCGGCGCAGCAGTGCAGATGGACGATACGGGCTTCGACAGTAACCCGCTCCAGTTCTTCGGTGGCCAAGTCTCTGGTGCCATCACCGGCAACGACATCTACTGGGAGAGCTACGGAACCCACTACGAGCCCAACGATACGAACTCCCCCATCTTGAGTGTTACCGGCGCAGGCGCAATCGTGAAGATGAGCGGCGGCATCTTGAGTGTGCATGGAACCGTGCTCAACAGCATGTTCGATATTAACGGCACGGGCTTCTACCAGATCACGTTGAGAGACGGTCAGGTCCAGGCCGACGTGGGCATGGTAGTCACCAATCTGGTTTCCTTCGTGACCACCCTCGGGGGCAAGCTGAGAGTCGAGAACATGGACATTGCACCCGCCGGGACCTTCACTAATTTGTATTCCATCTCTAAGGCCACTCTGGATGCGGCCACCCTGTTCCAAGCGTCCTTCCCGGTGTCCTATGCCAACACGGCAGTGACAGCGGGAGCAACCATCACCATCCCCAAGACCAACTACCCGATAGCCCAGCAAAGCGTAATCAACGGCGGCACGGTGGGCGGCGGCATCACCGCAGTCAGCGGTCTCACCCCCTATGTATCGGGAAGCCTGATCACCAGTTCGCAGCAGACCTTTGTGGCAGGCGCGACCATCGGCAACTCCATCACCACTCGCGCCGGGATGCCCTACCAGTATTGGTATGACGGCACCAAGATCTGGTTCACCGCTTCTCCCGAATGGATCTCCTATCCAGGGACCGTCTTTCAAAACGCCCACACCACCATTGGGACCTGCAACATTGGCTCAACCTGCAACGTCACCTTGGTGGGCCCTTCCGCATTCAGCAATGCGAGTAATTACTCCTGCACGGCAACCGACAACACTACGGCTGCTCCGACCAGGGTAGTGATCACTTCCGCTTCCACCTTTGTCATCACCGGCACCGGCACCGATCAAGTCTCATTCATCTGCGTAGGCAACTGACATGGGAGCTTTCAAGCGTAAGACAGTTCGCTTTGTCCACCGGGGGATTCAACTCAACCGCAACATCGAATCCATCCAGGAAGACCAGATCGCCTTTGGCCGCAACATCCGGGTGGTGGAGGACGGCTCGATCACCTCACGCCCCGGCCTGACCGTCTTCGCGGCCATCGGCGGTACCTGGACCCACTCGATTGCCCGCCTCAACAACTTCAACACGCAGTTGGTCAACGATGCCCTGGCCTATGTGATTGGGGAAGACAATAAACTCTACGTGGGCCCCACCTCGGCTAACCTGCTGGGCGCGGCCAATCCGGTCAAGCTTCCTCCCGCTGGCGCAACCACCACCCTATCCGGCAACCCGCTGACCATGGTCGATATGAGCCCCGTGGGCGGAACCTTCGCCTGGAAGTACATCGGGGACGCCGCAATGAATCTGAGCGTTGGCTACTACCCTGGCGACGATCAGGTGGGCACCGGCAACAACGCCAATGGAATGGCGCGGGCCCTGACCATGGGGATGACCCCGCCGACCACACCGATCACTCCTCCCGGCACCATCGGCGCAGGCGTACTCAACGGCAACTACCAATGGCGGTTCGCATACCGCAACAAGTTCACCGGGGCCCGCTCCAATCCTTCTGCGGCAACCCGCACCAATGCCGCTGTTCCCACTCATCCCGCCCTACCCTGCGTCAACAATGCGGTCCTGCTCTTTCTGCCCAATGCCCCTATCGACCCGATCTCAGGTGCCGGTGATCCGAACATCGTCATCGACATCTACCGCTATGGCGGCACGGTCAACGACTGGCGGCTGGTGGGGACCGCTCCTGCGGCTGGCGGCTTCACCGACAACACGCCCGACTCGGCCATCATCACCGGCATCACCCCGCCCGAGATCACCGACGCTACAACCGGCGTCACCCGTTACCCGCTCTTCCGGCCCTTTGTCACCGCCGACAATGCCGCCTACAATTCTGCCGGTCACCTCGGCACCCTGTTCCAGGACATCAACGGCCACTGGCGGCTCAGTGCCACCGGCCCCGATACCTTCAATCTCGATTGGTTGCCGGGGTCGATCATTTCAATCAACAACGCCGTCTTCACCATCTATCAGGTCCACACCTCTACCACCCTCGAATTGACCGAGAGTGCTTCCTCTCCCGGCGCGGGCAATTACGCCTGGGCCACTCAGACCGGCACTCTGAAGGCTGGCACGCCCTTGCCCCATATCTGGGGACCGTGGGGCCTGGGCGAGGCCGGTGCCTACATCTTCGGTTGCGGCGATCCCAACTCAATGGGCACGCTCTATTGGACGAACGGCAACGATCCCGACAGCGCCGATCTGGTCAACTCGCTGGTGGTCACCTCGCCCAGCGAACCGTTGAGAAGCGGCTGCATCTATGACGGCACCTGTTTCGTCTGGTCTACCGAGAGAATGTTCAGAGTCTACGCGGGCAACGTCCCCGGCCAGTTCACGGTGCAGGAGCTTCCCGGCGGCAAGGGCATCCTGGCCGAATACTCTCTCACCGTGCAGAGCAACGGCATCAGCGATCAGTCGGTCTCTTGGGTAGGTAAGGACGGCATCTACGATTACAGCAACTCTCAGGGCGTGCGCTGCCTCAGTGACCGGGACCTGTTCCCCATCTTTCCCCATGACAACCAGACCGGCGTCGATCCGGCCACCATCTACCCGATGCTCAGTGCCGAAACCATCGGTGCTCCCAACTGCCAGACCAGCGTGCTCAAGTACCACCGGCTTTGCTGGTTCCAGGGCATGCTCTATTACGACTATCCAGTGGGCGGTGGACTCTACTCGACCCTGGTGTACGACTCGAAAAACGCAGCCGCCTGGGTCAGCTTTGACCGCTTTAGCGCGGGCACCAATCCGGTCAGCCGGGGCATCGAGATCGCCGCCAACAATCTCAAGGTGGGAGTCGGTGGTGTGGTTTGCGATTACACCGGCACCAGTGACTTCGGGGCTAACATCGCATGCCGTGTGGTCACCCGCCAGGACATTTCTGATGATGGCCGCATCGAGAAGCTCTATGGCGACTACTGGCTCGATTGCGCCACCCCCGGCTCCACTGTCTTCAAGAGCAAGTTCTGGACAAACTACGGTGCTACCGCTGGCCTGACCTACACGTTGCCGCAGCAGGGCCGGTCCAGGTTCATCGGGGAACCCACCCCTACCGGCCTGGGCATCTTGTCGAAGAGCTTCGGCCTGGACATCACCTGGACCGAAGACACCCCTTCCACTCCCTGCGCTCTCTACCAGTGGGCCCTCAGTTGGGTGGACAAGCCTGAGATCACCGGCCTTCGCGCCCTGGATAAAACCGATGACGGCTATAACGGGGCCAAGTATCTGCGCGGCTTCTGCATCGAGGCCAACACCTTCGCTCAACCTCGCCAGATCAAAGTCCTGGTCGATGGCGTGGCGCAGACCAACACTGCCGACTCGACTCAGATCTTCACGGTCAACAACGATGGCCAGCTAGAAGTCCCCTTCGCCGTCCTGCCGGTGGTGGCTTACGAGATGCAGATCGCCATTGACTCTACCGATGCATCCACCGCCGGTTGGGAAGTCTTCCAGATTCGTTGGGTCTGGGAGAAGTGGCCAGATCAGACCATCGAGTACAGCCCCTTCATGAGCATGGGCTCGACTCATGCCAAGTACATTCGCGGCTTCACCATCCCGATTGCCGGTGCGCCGGTTGCCACCTCGATGAACATCATCAGCGACGGCAACCCCAACTACATCCCCTCGACCACCGTCACTCCTCCCTCCGCGAGTAAGAAGACCACCGCATCCTTTGCCTTCAACCCGCCGCTCCTGGCTCATGAAGTCCAACTCTTCCCCAACAAGGCAGTGCGCCTCTGGTGGGATGAGATCGTCTGGGATGCCGAAGAGTGGCCCGAACTGATCGCGGAATACGGGCCCGTCGATGATGCGGGCACCAGGGGAGCCAAATACCTGCGCGGCTTTGAGCTTCCCATCGAGACCAACGGTAACCCTGTGGTGCTGCGCCTGCTCTACGACACCCAGATCGGCAATGCCGGTGCCACCAGTATCGAGGTGTTCCCCGCCGTAGTCACCGCCCCACTCAGCAAGAACGTCTTCCCCATGACGCCCGCCGCGCCGATCATCGCCCATGAGTTCCAGATCCAGGCCGTGTCCCCGGCCCGCGTCTGGTGGAAGGAAGTGAAGTGGGACTTTGAGCCCTGGCCGGAATACTCGGCGGGCCGCTCGGAATGGTTGAATGCCGGAACTCCCAGTGCCAAGTTCATGCAAGGCGTGATCGTCAGTCTGGATACCGGCGGGCTCTCTCGTTCGATCACCTACGCCATGATCCTCGATACCGGCGAGGTCCATCCCATCGGGCCCTTCTCGACCATCGCTGGCACCAAGACCAGCCTGCCCTTCTCCTTCCCGGTTCCATTTATCTGCCACCAATTCCAGATCACTCCCAACGGTCCCGTGCGCGATTGGCCGGAAGAGTTCAAGTGGATCTGGGAGCCGGTGCCCGAACTGGTGCCGGTGTGGACTACCCAGGAGACCGACCATGACCTTCCCGGTTTCCATTACATGTTCGATGCCTACGTTGCGTACATCGGCACCGACTCCCAGCCGCTCTTTTCGATCACCACCGAATACAGCACCATCACCTATCCCCTGCCGGTGAGTAACGGCGTCTTCACCAGGGCCCACCTGATGCTCCAGCCGCAGAAGGCTAAGTGGCGGTCCTACTCGGTGACGGCAGCGAACGGCCTGCGCCTGTTTGTGAAGGACACCGAAGTCCGAGTGAAGAACTGGAGTGATAAGGGTGTCTACCCTGCCCAGTTTGAATCGGCCCATCCCTTCGGTGATGAGAGCCGTGCCCGTGGGGCCAGCATATGACAGTTAAGTTTCCCCAACTCGATGGAGTCAAGGTCAATGAAGACCGGACTCTGCCCTATACCATCCTGCAAGCCATCCGGCGGGCTTACGAGTATATCTCCCAGCTAGACGCCACCGTGGGCTCGGGTGTGGTCTACCAGGATCTCCACGTCAACCGCAACAACCTGTATCCGGCCATCAACGAGAACCTGGGCTCCTGGTATATCGAGACTGACCGTAGCGATGCCATCTACATGGTGATGGTGGTCAATGCGGCCCATGCCTGGGTCCTGCTCTACGGCTTCATGCGCGGGCTCCTGGCGAATCGGCCTGCCGACCTGGGCCCCAACGACACCGACTTCCTCTACAGCGCAACCAATGCCTCGGATTACCGCTGGAATGGCACATCCTGGGACACGCTCGACGGTGTCAGAGGGGCCAGCAACCTGACCCATGCGGGCGCAATCCCCAAGGTCTCTACCCCAGGCGTCCTGGTTGAATCCAGCCTGACCGACAGCGGCTCCATCGTCAGCGGCACCTTGCCCCTGCACCTCGAAGAGGCCGGTACTCCCCCGCCCGAACTGCAACTCAAAATCACCAACAATTCAGTGGGCGTCATGGGGTTGTGCAACAAGGGAGTGGATGCCCAGTTTGTCTTTTATGACCTGGACTGGACCGGCGGTGGTTACATTGCACGCCATGCCGGGATCTGTACCACCTTCAAGAACGCTGGCTTCTTTCAGATGTACGGGGGAGTCGGCAACACCGTGGGTATCGCGCCCACCGCTCTAAACTTCCTGTTCTCGGTCAATCTGGCCAACGGCAACGTGAACACTCCTGGGGTTTATCAGGTGGCTGGCACCCAGGTGGTGGGCCCTCGGCTGGCAGCGGTAACACCCCCTATCATCGCCACCACCGGCATCTTTACTACGGCAGGCGCAACCTACACGGCAACCGAACAGGGCATGCTCAACACACTCAAGGCTGCGGTGTCGCAACTCAATGGCGACGTGAACAATTTGCAGACAGCGATTAACTCCATCCTTGCCATACTTTCGGCGGCTTCCGGGGGTCATGGGCTGACGGCTTAGAGATTGGATGAGACACTCTTATTTGAGGGAGAAACCATGGATCTGTTATCTACTTTGGTTCCCGGCTACGGCATCTATAAAGGCATCGTAGGTAACGGGGTCAAGGACAAGTCCAGCTACACCGGCCAGGGCAACACCTACAAAGTCGGTGACATTGCAACTGAAGGTGTGGACAATTCCCAGGACTCTCTCACCCAGTTCCTGAGATCCATGCAGAACTACCTTGCCACCACAGGCAAGTCGAGCTATGGCCAGGGCGAGGACAAGACCAACTACGCCGCATCCGAACTGCTCCCCGGCGGCAAGGCCGATACCGCTGCCGGTACCGCAATGGGCACCACCGGCACTGCCCTCGACACCTCGAATACCGCCCTCAACACTTTGAAGCCTGCCCAGTCCTACTGGGAGAAGATTCTCTCCGGTGACCAGGACACGATGGACAAAGCCATCGCGCCCTACGCCACCCAGGCCGGGACCAACTACGCCAATGCCACCTCCCAGGCCCAGATGAATGCGCCCCGTGGCGGGTATGCCGCTGCCATGAGTGCCAACCTGCCCTTCGCTTTGAACCGGGATGTGAACAACCAACTGTTCAGTCTGCAACCCCAGGCTGCTACCAACCTGAACACCATTGCCGGGACGCAGGGTCAGATCGGCGGCTTGCAGAACAACATCGCAGGCACGCAGGGCCAGATCGGCGGACTCTACTCGCAGATCGCCAACATCCTCGGTCAACTCGGTATCTCGCAGTCGAGCCTGGGAGCCAACCTGCTCAACCAGTCCGGTGGACTCGCAACGGCGCGGCGTGGACAGAACACTCAGGTCGATATGAATAACATCAACAACCTGACCCATGGGTTGACTGCCCTGACCGGCGATATCAGCCAGGGCTATAACGTCTCGCAGATGAATAAGTAGAAAGGAAACCAATATGGGTGGAATCATCGGAGGGTTGATCGGGCGGCATCACGCCGAACAGATTCACAACCAGCGGGAAACCGCCGACTGGTCGATGAAGATGTTGACCTCCTATCTCAAGGGTGAGAGCGACATGCCGCCCGAAACGGCAGCGTTGGTGCTCAAGGGGCTGAAGAAATATATCCCCGATGAACTCTATCAGGGATGGGACAGTGCTCTCGGCTTCAAGACCGCGCATGACAACCTGAGTAAGCGGCAAGACATGCTCTCTGGCACCCAGCCCAACACCGGCACTCCCGCGATCCCGGCGGGTGGCACTCCCCCGATGGCCATCACCCCCTCGCAGACCGGCTTCATGCGGCAAGCTTCCCCCGGCGTTGTCGGCGTCGATCCCAATGCTGCGGCTCAGGCTCAACAGGCCCCTCCACCCACCGGCTTCGATCTGAGCGGGACTGCGGCTCCACCTCCTCAGAAAATGGGGTCACCGCCCCCTCTTCCAGCGGGACCTGATGGGCAGCAACAACAGACCGGCCCCGTCAGCACTCCCAAGACCTTAGCCGATCTGGGACAGAGCACTGCGGCAACGGGATTTGGTGGACCGCAGATTCAACCTGAAGCACGCTGGGCCAACCCCGCGCCTGCTACACCTCCTACGGCCCCTGCTGGGCTCATGGCTCAATTGCCGACTGCGGATCAGGTCGAGGGCCTGCGCTACACTCCCGAATCGCTGGGACGCCGCAAAGCCGCTCGGGACATGCCGCTCTACACCCAGCAGAAGACCGCTGACACCCAGGCTGCACTCGACCTGACTCGCCGCAATTACGAACAGCGCAAGGAACTGCTGGCCAGCGATCCGGCCTATCAACACCTGACTGATCGCGAGAAACTTTCCTTCCTGACCGGCCAGAACGTAACTCCCGAACCGCACTACAACATCCCCGGCGTGACTCAGTCGCAACCTGGAATGGTGGACATGAATGGTGCCCCGATCAAACCAGGGACCGCGATCCGCATCGCCAGTGCCAATGGCAAGACCTTTGGAGTGCCGGTGGAAGCCAGCCTGCGGGTGGGTAAGGAAACCCAGCGGGACGGCACGGTCAAGAATGTGGCGTATGACCAGTACACCGGCATCACCACCGATGGGCGGCACATCTCGGAGATCGAAGGCTTCAATCCGATGTTCGCTCCCCAGGTGACATCGAGTTCCGGTACCACGCTTCAGAACATCCCGGTTGGCAATACCGTCGTTCAGATTCCAAGCCCACACTCTAACGAGACCAAAACCCAGCGTGTTGCCGCACCTCCTGCCGGTGCCCCTGCCAGGGCATTGCCGCCGCCCCCTGGAGCCTCTGCTGCGCCCGCTGCCGGAACCGCTGCCGCTCCACCCCGTCCCCCGGTCAACACGCCCAAGGGCCCCGTGGCCGCACCCGCGCCTACGCCTGCCGCCGCCCCTGCCGCCGGGACTCCCAACGGCCTGCCCGCTGGCTCTCGAATCATTGGCGAGACCCCGGCCAGCTACAAGTTGCGGATGGAGAACCAGTACACTCCAGCAGGCCAGAAGACCATGGAAGAACTTCAGCCCAGGATGCTCATGGTCAAGCGGCTGCTCGATGAGTTGAAGCCCTACAAGAACGATGACACCCCGGCTACCGAATTGCTTCCCTACCTGTCCTACCGCTTTGGACGGGCTGGTGATCAGGGAGACTTTCTTTCCCAGCTATCCCTGAGTTCGATTGGTCAGGCTGGCAATGCGATCAAGGGCATGTCGAAAGCGGTCAAGCTATTCAACGAAGCCCAGATCCACACCCCGATTGCGTGGAAAGACTCGCGCAAGAACATGTACCAGAAGATGTCGCTGATCTACAAGAACATGCAGGACTCAGCGGATGCGGTCAACACCTGGGAGCGTACCAATCCCGGCCTGACCGTCCCCGGCAGTGCGCCTGCGTTCAACTCCAGCCTCACACCTCCTCCCGGCCCTGCTCTGGTACCACCGCCGCCAGCCGCCCGCAAGCCACTAACCGACATCTTGGGTGGGAGATAAATGGACCCTGCTGCCAATCCCTATCCCGCTAGGATCGCCGCTGCCCGCAAGGAGGGTTACTCGGATGATGAGATCCTCCAGGCACTGGGCGGGTCTGCGGAGATGGGGCCCAGGATCAAGGCAGCAATGGATGCCGGTTACTCAGCGGGAGAGATCATCGACCATCTCAATGGTGCGCCACCGCCCGCAGCACCCAAGGTTCACAACACCAGTGAGTACGACAAGCACGGCAACTTGAAACTGAAGGGCAGTCGCACTCAGGAACAACTGGGTGCAGCAGAGCCGGTCTACCCTGGCATGGCCGCTGCCGGTGACAACCCGAATAGTCTGGATGCCAAGCTGTACGGCCTGAGTGATGAGGCTCGTCTGATCGGTACCGCCATGAGCCCCTCGATCCTCCCGGCACTCGCCGCCAATCCCGTGGGCACGTTGACTGGGCTCGGTGTCGGCAGTGGTGTCCAGCAGGGCATGGACAAGCTCGGTGACTACACAACCATCCCTGGAACCTTCCATGCATTGGGAGACGCTCTTGGGCTTGCTACTGGTGCAGTGGCGGGTGCCAAGGTTCGCAATCCGTTCTACCTGAAAACTCCCGGTGTTCCCGTTAAAGGATTACGGCAAACCCCTTTTAAGAACTTGGCTGCATGGAGTCATACCCTAAACAAGTACAACACTGAAATTGCCGGTCCTCGGACTGCGGAGGGTGTCTTCCGTCTCGGCGTTCAGTCTCCCATAGCGCCAGAACCTGGGGCCACGGTGATGCGTAATGGCGTCGAGATGCGGCTCCCCAGCAGCCTACCTCCGCTACCGGCAGAGGCACCCCCTCTTGAAGGCTTTGCATCGGGTATGGCAGCGGGTGGCCGTCGCGCACCGGGATCGCTCTTCAACCCAGTCCCTCGACCCACCATGTTGCCTCGGCCCATGGGCCCGCCCGAAGCACCGGCACCACCAGAGGCCAGGATGCGGGTAGGAGGATTCGGCAGCAGTGCAATCGGCAGGACAGAGCCGGGACCGGCAACCACCACCTACAACCCTGAGGAGCTTGTCGGCATGCCCGATCCGGCCTCGACGGTGCGCCAGGGCAACCTGCCGAGAGAGCAGGCGAAACCGTTTCGCTTCGATGAGCTACCGCTTGAAGTCCAATTCAATCAGGCCAAAGCATACCTGCAAAGTAGTGGGTATGAAAACCCTGGCGATATGGACATTGCCAACATGGCGGATTCCCTGCGGCGTAATTCCATGCAGGGCAAGCCCATGCCTGACCTACCAAGCTCTCTTCCCGGTGGTGAGAACCTTCCGCAGAACCGTAACCTGCCCTCTCCCAGCTTGAATGTCGGCGGCTTCGGATCGAGTGCGCTGGGCAGGACCGGCCCTGGCGAACCGATCACCACACTCAGGCCATGGGAACTCTACGGCCAGGACCCCACGGCTGCACCGGCACCGGCCAATGCCACGCCGATCCCCACCGTGCGTACCGGCGGCTTCGGCAGCAGCCTAGTCCCCTCGACACCGAACAACCCGCGTACCACCCTCAACCCGTCTGAACTATACGGCCAGCAACCTACCCTGCCACCGCCCCCACCGGCAGTGGAGGATCTGCCCAAAGGCCCCGTGGTCAACAATCCTGAGGAGGAACTCTACCCCGGCCAATTCGAGCTTGAGAAACAACCGCCCACCACACCCGACTACGGGATCGAGAGCCGGTCCCTGGCGCAGGTTCTGGCTGACCAGGAAGCAGCAAAGAACGCCGGTAAGGGCAAAGCCAAGGGTAAGGGCAAGGAGGACACCGGGACCACCGGGATGCCTGAGGGGACGGTGGTGGTTACTGGCGCAGACGGTAAGCCGGTCCTGATCACCCCGACCATGGCAGAGGCCCAGATCGCCGCCAGGATGAAGACTTCATCGAAGGGTCCGATTATTACACCACCACCAGCGGCACCACCAACGGCGGAACCCAACTTGCCACCGCCGCCCCCGGCAGAACCCACGGTGCAAGATCCCGGCGCACTGCCCCTGCATGAGATGGCTGATGTGTCCGGTACTCGCGGCAAGAAAGTCAGCGTGGAACATCTGGAGAAGTCGGCAAAGGATGATCAGACCGACCCGGAAACTCTGGGACGGCAGTGGCTTCACGATGCCTGGAAGAAATACATGCAGGCAAAGACTGGGCTGAAAGATCCATACAGCGTAGCGAATGGCAGAAATTCAAAACAGCATCACAAGGATGTGTCGAATTGGATTCTGGCGCATCGTCCCAGTCTTACAGGAATGAAAGATCCCGCTTACACTAGGGACCAGATGATGGATGACTACCACCAGATTCTCAACATGGTTCAGGGAGTGACTCGGGAACAACAGCCCAATTTGCCCCCGCCACCGGAGTGGTAATTACTTAGGACTTCTTATGTCTACCTTAAAAGATTCGGCATATAACGCACCAGTTGGTCTCACCATCACACTCGCCAGTCTGGCCACCTCTACGCTTGGTGTGGGAAGACAGTCCACCCTGGTCGATAACACCACCAATCGCTTCCAGCGCATCGAGATCTCGGCCAGCATCAAACTGGGCACCGCTCCCACATCCAATACGGCGATCTACCTCTACCTGATTCGCGACAACAATGACGGCACCCCAATCCGCGACGATAGCGCGGGAGCTAGTGATGCAGGCTGGACGCAGAAGAATGCCCAGCTAATCGGCGTGCTGGGAACCGGACCATCGGCTGCAACCGGGGATGTCTTGAAAGCCAACTTCATGGTCTATGACCCTGGCGCAAAGTGGGCAGCGGGTGTGGTCAACAGTTCCGGTGTGGCCCTCGATGCAACCGGCGGCAATCATGTGGTTTCTTACAACGGTATTACTACGGATATTGCATGATCCCACTTCGCTTTCTGAGTAACGCAACTGTGTTGAGGATTAACTGGAACAATCCCATCACACGCAATATGATGTTCTGTGTGTTCCCGGCTTACGGCACGCAGAATCTGGTGAACCAGGATCGTCCCACCTCCCTGACCAATGTCGTAAGAGCTCAGACGCCAATCGGAATGGGCCGGAACTTCACCACCGCCGACACCTGGGCCTACACTACAGCGAATTACGATATGGGAAGTTCTCCCAGGACATTCATGGTGTACGCCAATCCCGTATCGTCCAGTGTGGATTTGCCACTCACACTCCACAAGAACGGGAGCGGCGGCAACATCCAGAACTATCTCAGTTGCAACCTCCAGAACGATGGCTCCAACTTCCGCCCTGGCGCATTCGGGATCTTCGTCTACAACGCCAATACCGGCGGCAAGCGGTGCGTGGCCACCAACGCCCAGACCTTTGTGGATGGGAAGTTCCATCAGTTCACCGGCACCTGGAATGGTGGAGTGAATGGAGTCACGCTGTACCATGACGCCAAGTCGGTTGCGTTCACCTACTATTTCAATTCAGGCACGCCCGATACAACGGTGGCGGGTAACTTCAACTTGGTTGTCGCTCAAGTCTTTCCCGGCATGGTCTACAGCATTCTCTGGTCTCGGGAATTGCAGCAGGCTGAAGTGGCATCCATGTACATCAATCCGTTTCAGATTTTACAGGGCCCCGGCTCTCCCGGCAGCAGTCTGATTACCAGTGGCGGCATATCCAGACGCATGGGTAAGATGAGAGCCGGTTCACGGGGCCTGCAACAAGGTTGAGTGTTAAATCAACAAAAGGAGCAATACGAATATGGCCTTGAAACACGTATCCGGCTGGGTGGAGGTTACCGATCCCGTAACTCCCCCCGGCGGTGGCGGTGGTGGCGGGTGGCAACCGGGAGATCCTTACCCCAGCCATCCCATTTTCTATCCCCCAGGCACGAGTCCTGGTTACCCCGGCTGGGGCGGCTCTAGACCCCACCCGGAATTCCCCATTGCTGGGCCCCCCTGGTTCCCCGTTGAACCGCCGGTCCCTCCTGGTGGTGGCGGTGGATGGAAGCCGGGAGATCCGTACCCGTCGCACCCGATCTTCTACCCGCCGGGAACCTCGCCGGGATACCCTGGCTGGGGCGGATCGCTGCCTCATCCTGAGTTCCCCATTGCCGGTCCCCCGTGGTTCCCCGTGACACCTCCCGGTGGACCGCAACCGCCCAGCGGCAACTTCCCCACGCATCCGATCAACACCCCGCCGCCGACTGAGGCCCCTCCCGGCTTCACGTGGGTGATGGGATTCTTGCCGGGGCAGGGCTGGGTTTGGGTGTGCTACCGCCCGCCGGAAGCGACTACGCCACCGGCACCGACAGCGACACCGACAGCGTAACCAGACAGAGCAAGAGGTTAGTCCAAGGGGGGCACGGGAAACCGGCTCCCCTTTTGATTTAGCCTTCCTTGTCCAGTAGCTTGCCCGCCCGCTCCATCAACTCCACAGGAACATCATGAAACGTGTTGTAGCCGATGGCCTGGACAAAGAGTTGGACTCCGCAGCAAAGCATCCACCCGCCATCACCGGCCAGGGGAATGCCGAACTCCTCCGCATCCTCATGGCAACTGGTGCAGCAGGCCGGTGCCAGGGGATAAAGCTTGCGGATGATGCCGCAGTGGATCGTCATAGCGGGTACTTGTTGGGCGGCTCTTTCATGGTGGGGACCACATGCTTATCCCACCACTCTCCAAGCAGGAGCAGGCCCACCAGGACGTGCCCAAGGGCCCAGAGCACAATCCCGATGCCAAGGCAGGCAAAAGGCAGCAACGCTAAAAAAACAAACACAGTCCACATGGTTACAAATTAACAGACTTCACATGGGGAGCAAACAATGCCTCGTACCGCTTGGTTCCCGGCACTGCCCCATAGCGGCGGCGGAACCTCTCCTTGTTGGCGGCGAAGTTCTCGTTGATGCGCTTCTGTTCCTCGGGGCTGGCGAACTTCAGCGTGCTCGATCTGTGGTGCAGAAACCCCAGGGAAAGCGACACCGCAGTGATGCCCGAATGATGCAGCCGCACATGGTGATCGTTGTCCTCGAAATAGGCACCCACATAGCCTGGATCGAAGGGTACCTGCCGGTGGGTGGCCTTGCTGATCAGGTAGCAACTGTAGTCCAGGTGCGGGCTGGTGGTGATGCGGGTGGGAATATCGGGGAGCCGGTCCATCGACACTGCCGTGACCATTCCCAGCTTCTCAGTCTTCATCCGGCCCAGTAGAAGCTCATATGTGCAGGGCAGTAGTTCGCAGTCGTTGTTGACCACCAGGGCCTCGGTCTGGCCCCTGTCCCATGCCCAATTGAGAGCATCGTTCCAGGCCTGGGCCACACTCTGCACCTCGCCGTAATGGATGAGCAGTAGCCGGTTGCACCTTGACTGCATGGAGGTCAGCCATCTGCCGGTGCCGTCCTCCGATGCATTGTCCACCGCCAGCACCATGACATTGCCATCGAGATCGAGCAGGGTCTCAAAGCATCTCCGGGTCAGGTGGAGCCCGTTGCGACAGAGCATGATCACCAGCCCCTTGGTATCGGGATACTCGGTCCTAGACATACAGCACTCCTTTGTGGCGCGGCTTCAACTCGGCACCAGGGCTGGGCGTGCCGCCGGTCTGGGTGATGCCGCAGTCGTACACCACCTCGGGCCACACCGCGCCGATCTTGTACCCGTCGAGCCGGATGGCCTTACAGAACACCGTGTCCTCGCCTTGGCAGACCCCAGGTTGCGCCGGAACCAGCGGGCCATACCGATCCCACGCTGCCCAGCGCATGAGCCAACTGGTGCCTGCCAGATCCTGATACTCGCGGATGCCATCGATAGGCCAGCAGGCCTGATGGTAGGGATGGTTCTGCCCGCCGATCAAAGCAAACTGGGGAGCCAGATCGCTGGCCTTCTTGAGGGTCCGATCCCAGCCATCGGTGAAGAACACATCGTTGTCCGACAGGTAGAGCCACTCACCCCGGCTGAAATACTTCTCGGCCCAATACACGCCCAGGTTCCTGACCAGCCCCGTCACCCCGCTAGAAGTCTCATTGCGGAGTAGCGCCACCCGCTTCTGCTCGGCCCTGGCGAACATCACGCACATGTCCCTGGTCTCGGGCTTCGACGCATCATCCACCAGGACCAAACTCCACTCGCCCAGCGTGTTCTCGCGCAGGCTGGTGAGAGTCTGGAGGGTCAGCCTGGGCCGGTCCTTCACCAGCATCACGATATTGATCACGGCTTCCTCTTGGTCATGCATCCATGCTGCCCGCAGAGTTGGATCACCGGCCAGTCCTGGGTGGTCTGATCGACTGCCTGGGTCACTCCCGAATAGAGCGGCGAGTAATCGTGGAAGGCCACGGTGCCGCCACTGCGGAGATGGGGAAGCCAGAGATCGCAGTCGAGCTTCACGCCGGGATACTCATGATTGCCGTCTACATGAATGAAGTCGATTGCATCGTCCTCGGGTGGGTCCTCGTCTTCTTCGGGGTCTGCTGGGCCGTAGAACATCTGGTGAACCTTTTCGCTGGTTTCCTGCTCCAGCCGCAGCATCACATCCCCGAACCGTAGCAGCAGAGTCTCCAGCCTGGGCTTGGCATACTCGGGCCACCAGACGAACGGATCAATCAACAGCACCCGCGCCATACGCTCTCTCGCAACCTGCAGCAGGATCGAAGTGCTCAAGCCGCTGAAGCAGCCGATCTCCACCATCAATCCGCCAGGGGTGGTCCCCTCCAGTGCGGCCTCGGCCAGATTCAACAACTCATCGGGGTAGTAGGTGGGCCTGCCAACCTGCGTGTCCACCCATCCCTCGGCATTCTTCAAACTCCACTCGACCATCTGTTCTGCGGTAGTCATACTACGGCAACCTCCTCGTTGTCTTCGATCTGATTGTCATCGGCGGGCTTGAACGGCACCAACCGGCGAGTTCTGCGGCCACTGTTCAGGTGATCGGCGATCAGCATAACCAGTGATTCGTTCCTGTTGGAAGTGTTCTTAATCAGCGATAGCACCATGGGATCGCTCATCCGAAACAGCTTGAGCTTGCGCTTAAGATCGGCACTAACAAACAGTCTCCTGTCCTGATCCCAGAAGGTGGAGTATCTGGCGAAGACCTTGGCGAGTGAGCCCATGAACGTGCTGTGAAGGTGTAGCGCCCCCTCTTTATACGTCACCAGCCGGACCCCCCAGTTCTCATCCAAGATCTCAAAAAAGGTCTTGATGTTCTGGTACACGATCTTCTTGCCCATCCCGTCGCGGACCAACGCACTCAGTGTTTCTGCTGCTAGATCTATATTGGTGATGTTGAGCGGTGCAAAAGCACTGTGCAGGATCAACGAAGTCTTAAGAAGTATCAGGGCGGTGATCAACTCATCACGTCGCTGCCGTTGTTGCCAGCAGACCCGATCACTCAGGCACGAGGTGGGATCGCGGCTCAATTCCCATAGAAGATGGACCCCCACGGACTCATCACGCATGTTCCGCAGCAGGATATTAGGGCTCACCTTTACTGCGCTGGTTCCCAGGATCTTGAACAACTCGCGCTCTCCCTTGCTGGTGGTGTTGAAGTAGACGGTTGCTCCGAGACGCGGCTTTAAGTTCTCCTGGGTGAGTATGAGATGGCGGGCGGCACTGATGCGCTGGAGCCCATCGATCACATACACATCGTTGTGAAGAAGGTACGCGCCATCTTTCGCGCTATAGTCCTCGCCACGCATCCCAAGCACTACAGGGGGCACCGGCCCATTGCAACGCAGGGCACCGATTAGCTTAGTCAGGCTAGCCAGTGGCAGCACCTCCCGCTGATAGTCATCACTGCGGATGTGGTTAAGAGTGGCAGGGTCGATGACGCCGCGTATGACAATCTCTCCACTATCGGTCTCGTCAAGTGCGGCGGCGATAATCTTTACTACTTCACGGGTCATTTGATATTCTCCTTTGCCTGCTTGCTGCTTCTCAGAATCGTTCCCGGCAACCCCTGGCCCATGGAATGGTCATAGCGGATCGCCGCCCCCACCGTGGGATAGGGCAGGCCCAATTGCTCCCGCACCGTCTCTTCCAGGTAGTCCCGTGCCGCCACCAGATCCTCGCCCATCAGGTGATCGGTCCAGACAAAGCTCCGGTACTTCCCAGGTGCCCCCTTGTAGTAGGCCTGCTCCTCGGTGAAGTCGATGTCCCAGTGGTAGAGCCGGTCCCGGTTGACCTCGAAACAGTACGCCTCATCGGCAATGAGTCTGGCATCGTCGTAGTAAGGCGTGCCGGGATAGACCGTGATCACCGTGCAGTCGAACTCATCAGGCTTGTTATCAAGCAGCCACTGGGTGGTGTCGGCAACCGTCTCTTGGCTCTCGCCGGGATGCCCCAGAGACATCAATGCTTTCACCTTGATCCCGGCGGCATGAGCCAGCGTCAGCATGCGCGAGTTGTCTGCCTTGGTGGCCTTCTTGTTGATGTTGCGGAGGATCTTCTCGCTGCCCGATTCAAACCCGCAGAGCAACCACTGGAACCCTGCCTCATGCATGACTGCGGCCTGCAAAGCGGTGAACAGTTCAGCCTTCACAAACCCTCTCAGCCGGAACTCCACGTTGTGGTACCGCTGTAATGCCAGGATGGCCATCATCAGTTCAATCAGCTTCGGGTTGACGTTCAACTCATCGTCGTAAAACATGAAGCCGGTGATGCCGTACTTGGTATACAGGTGCTCCATCTCGGCCACGATGTTCTCGGTGTCGCGCAGCCGGATCTGCCTGAGCATCGGGGATAACCGGCCCCCGCAGAAGTTGCAGCCGAACGGGCATCCCAACTGGGCAATGATGCTGGTGGCTTTGTGCCCCTCGATCTCATAGTGGTAGCTATCGAAGTCCACTAGGTGGCGTGCGGGCCAGGGCGATTGGGTGAAGCCAGAGTGGGTCAGGAACAGATCGGTCCTGGGGTTGTCGGCATCGATCAGAGTGGGAGCTCCCTCCCCGATGGCAAGGTGGATCGCCTTCTCGCCATCACCGGCCACGATCACGCAGAAGTGATCCATCAGTTTGTTGAGAGCCGCAGTAGCCCGACCCGGAGATCCCTTCTTCACCTCGTTGCGTGCCGCCGCCGCAACCAAGGTGGCATGGGGCCCGCCCAGAATCGCCCACCAGGGGAGCCGGTCATTGATCTTGAGGGCGGCGGGCATCTGCGGCGTGGTGGCGGTAAGGCCGTAGCGATTGGTATCGGGATGAGAGGCAACGTAATCGTCCACGGCATCCAGGTAGTTCTCGACGCCACTCAGGTCGAGCACGTCCACATGGTGACCGGCCTGCTCCAGGCTCCCGGCCACCTTCAGTACGCCTAAGCTCAAGAACACCCGCTCATCGAGCAGGAACGGGCTGGGTGGAATGATCAGACAGATTGTCATTGCGTCTCCGTTGATTGGCGCAAGGCTTTGAAGAGCAGGTCCATGCCATACCTCACGCCCAGATTGAAAGTCTGGTCCTGGATCTCGTTGAGGATCAGTCCCACCCTGATGACATCGGCTCCAGAGAGAGTGGGTTGCCCGTGCCGCTTGATGGCCTCGACGGCAATCTCCTCGCGCTCTCTCATCGAGGCAGTGCAGGCCTCGTCACAAATCCCGGCTAGTTGCTTGGTAGTCATATCTGCACCGGCAACACATCCCTGAATTCTTCATAGAGCCAGCGATGCGGTTTGGAATGCTCCTCTTCCACGGTGGTGCCGTTCTCCTTACACCACTCGCGGTAACCAGGGCTGGTCGAAGTCCTGCCCCCGTGGTGCTCACAGTCCACACCGGCCATCCGCACCTCGTAGCCACGCCGGATCGCCATCAGACACATTGCCGTGTCATAGCAGTGGAAGTTGCTCTCGATCCAGTCCCAGCCGCTGATCTCTCCCAGGAAACTCCCGCGCACTGCCATCAAGAACCCATCAACCACCGAAACCTTGCGTGAGCTGACCTCCCGGTCCCCGTGTACCTCCCAGTCCCGCTGGTTCGACACATAGCCGCCCCTGGCAAGCTGGATCAGGTCATAGGGCTTCTTATAGATATTGGGAGAGCCGATGCTGGTTGCCCCACCCAGGCCGCAGATCGCCACCTGCGGGTCCATCATCTCCAGCGCAATCCGCTTTACCCAATCAGGGTCATGGATGGTCACGTCATCGTGCATGTAGATCAGCACGTCCTCGCCAGGGTGTTCCTGCCAGAGTATGTGGTACGCCTTGACCACACCCCGGTTGGGATCGAAGTTGTAGTTGACCGCATACTCAATCCCTCCCTTCTCACACGATGCCGGGAAGTAGTTGGGCACAACTTCACTGGTGGTGGCGGTGAGGGCAATCATTGGGACTTCACCTTGCGCTCGGCTGGCTGCACCTTGCGCTCGGCTGACAGTTGAATCCAGGATAGAAGGAATTGGCTGTAGATCCAGACAGCACCGTCTTCGTCAAGCGCATATAGGCCACCCGCGTTTGCTGCAATCTGAATAAACTTTGAATTCATAACCCCCTCCTAAACCATCTCTTCCACTGCACACCCAGCTTCGGCATGTCCAGGTGCTCGACCAGATGGACGCAGGTCTCGACATCGAAGCGGGCCCCGATAGCAGCCTCAAGCACGGTCCTCACTCCGTATGCCGTGTAGACTGCCCGCCGCACGTTGTGGCTGGTCTCGATCACGGTGGCCACCGGCTTGACCGTCCACGGCACCAACTCGGCCTGGGCCCCATACGCGCCGGTCACCACCGGAGTGCCGCAACTCAGGCTCTCAGCCACCGGATAGCAGAACCCCTCGCCGCCACTGATCACCACCGTCACATCGCAGGCTGAGTAACGCATGGCCATCTCCCGGTCATTGACCGGCCTGGGGTCATGCAGGATGCGATCCTGGAGCCCGTACTCCACCGCCAGGGCATACAGATTCCAGTAGCCGGTCAACGTGTCGGTCTGAATCCAGAGCTTGGGCCTGCCCTTCATCTCAGCGACGGCATCGAGCACCACCGGCCAGAGTTTCCTCTGTTGGTTGGTCATGACACACCCGACCACCAGTTCCTTCTCCCCGACTCCCCAGCCACTGCGGGCGTAGAGCCGGTCCACGGGCTTGTAGATGGATCGGTTGATCGGATGGGGAAGCCAGTCCAGGTCACCTTCGGCAACGTGCCTGTAGAGCCCGTAGGCCCACTCGCTGGCCATGACCACCCGCCGGTACTTGCCCAGCACACTGCCCTGTTCCATCGGCAGCAGATTGGGCTCGACTCCACTGGCATCGGCCATGAAATATCCCCACCGCTCAAACCTTTCACCGCCCAGGAACTTCTCCATGCCGGTGCCGTGGCCATCAGCGAACCACAGGAGCCTCGACGCATCCCAGAGGGTGAAGATGATTCCCTTCCGGTCCCCGGCCAGATCCTGCCAGCAGGTTTCGAGATAATCCTCGCCCCACTGCCCGCTGTAAGCCGGATACGAATACTGGGCCCACGGGAATCGGGCACGTCCCACGGCTCCCCGGCCCAGGTACCCAACCTGGAACTCGGGCATGGAAGACACCAGCCAAGCTAGGTCATGGCCAATCCGGCTGAGTCCCCCGTGCGAATCGGGCGCGTCCCCCAAAAAGAGAATGGGGATAGGCTGGTTGCTTTGTAACCCACTCATACCTTGATCGGGGCCCCCTTCTCCTTGAGTGCCCGCTCCACTCTCAGGTCTTCGCTCTTACGCCGTCCATACAGAACCATGGAGACGAATTGCGGCGATACCTTTAACGCCCTGGCAACCTCACTGAGTACGTTGCGGTGGGTGTTGAGCCACAAGACTGCCATTGGGTCCTTCTTGATTTTGGGTTCGCCGCTTCTCGCCATTTACTCTTCCTCTTTCTGCCTGGAACACCAGACACACCATGCGTAATGGACTCGGACACTGGCCACTACCCAGTGGTCACTGAAGGGCACGTGTTCAATCAATTCCCGCCTCTCCAGTGCCCTGGCAATTGCGATGGGAATATCCCGGCTCAGACCGATAGCCACCATTCCCAGCCATTCCTGTTGAACCTTGGTGAGATGATCGATGGTTTGCATCAGGGCGGTTGTCCAGGCAGTCATTCGGCTACCTCCGCCACCTCCGCGACTTCATCCAGCCGCTTGAAGGTTCGTCTCTCGGTGGCCTTGCCGACTTTCATCGAGGCATCGATCACTTCCGCCGGTACCCCGTTGAGCAGGAGCAGATCCTTGTTGAGCATCCTGCGGCCTTTGACCATCTGCCAGACAAAGCACAGGTCCCCCTCCCGTATCCCCGGAAAGTTGGCCTTGCGCTGTAAGTCACCCAGCCGGTCCTTGAGATCATCCTCGATGACTTCCAGCTTCTTCCTTTGCTTCACAGTCTCATCGAGTTGGTGTAGCAGTTGGCTGGTGGTGTCGCGGTACCGATCCGGCATCTCGGCCACCAGCGGGAGCTTGGCATATTCCTTCTGTTCCATCACTTCCCTCCCGTCATTCCGACCAGACTGCTACCTGAATACGACTGCACCTGGGCCGGTGCGCTGCCTACGGTGTAACAGCCACCCACTGCATTCATTTCCCGATTAGGTTCTTCTTTCAACTTCGCCTGCGCTAATGCCACGAGCCTGTCGTAAGGTTGTTGCGCGTGGCCTACGCGAAAGGGCGCACCAGCACCTCGGCTTTGTTCATGTCCACCTGGGGCTGGTCCGGTCCCAGAATCGCAGCCACCACTGCGGCCTGATGATCCCTGGCAATGACTGCCTTGGGCCCGAATACCAGCTTCTCGATAGCGCCATCCTCGGCTTCCTTCTTGGTCGGTTTCTCGATAATTGCAACTTCAAATAACGGCATACTATTCCTCCTCTTCGCTTCCCGGCAGAGTCTCCACCGGCACGTCCATGTATTCCGCAATCGCAAACCGGATCACATTCCCGGCGTCACTCCACAGAAAGAAATTGCGCCCCGGCATCCGGGTATCGTGACTGCGGTTGACCCATCCCAGGCTCCCGTGAATCTTGCGCCAGACTGCTTCCTCCAGGTAGATCACCGGAGCAAAATTGATCTCCTTCTCCCAGCCGGTGCGGGTGGGCCCCTCGGGCGGCATGCCGCAGTTCAACCATAGACATGTGGCCACCCTCCCCTTGCCAATCAAGCCCCGGCACTTGGCTTCATCCCACACCGGATAGTCCGGCTCATCCATGTGGCTCAATAGCTCGGTCAGGTCATCGGCTACGTTCACCATGCCCGCATCCGATGCAAAGTCCCAGGCCTTGATCAGCCACTTAGACATGACCTCCCGCTGTTTGTCCTGCTGGCCGATATCGTTATGGTCTTCGGCTATGAATGGCATCCCAACTCCCTCTGTGGTTCTGAGTTCCCATGGACATTCGCCTTGTCACAACGCAAGGCTTTCGGCTCTCCCCGCCCTCCCGCTATCTACGGGAGAAGACTTGGCCGGTCATGCAATCTCAGAACGGCACGTCATCATCTCCCACCGAGAGATCCGGGTTCCCCTTCTGGTTATACCGGCCCTCATCTAACCCACCTTCAATCACCAGACACTTGCCATCGGCCCTGGCCAGACTCTCTCCCGACTTCTCCCGCTCGGGAATGGTCTGGGTCCTGATCAGCGTTCCCAGTTGGTCATAGGTCAGATAGAATCCAGGAAACGGCACGTAGATCACTACACTGCGGTCACTCGATTCCACTACCCGTACATCCAGCCGCTTACCACTCAGCCGGTTGAGCCTGTTAAACACCTTGATCTGGGACTTGGTCACGTTTCACCAACACACTTCTCAGGCTGACCAGATAGGCCACCTGATCCACCGCTTCCTCAAGTGCATGCTCGACCAATTCGAGCGCACTCAACTCCCACAGATTGCCGCCATGCTCCTTGACTCCCTTCGGATACTTCCAGCCGATCATGGCGTTGAACTCTTCCACGATCCCTTCTAGATGCTCTTCTTGTTTTTGTGTCATCCCAGTGCCCTTACCAGCCTCTTGGCGCTAGCCTTGCCAATCCCCTTGATCTCGGTCCAGTCAGCCTCGCTGGCCGCAACCATGGCCTTCAGGGTGCCAAAGTGAGCCGCTACCCGTTCCGCCTTGGCATCCAGTCCCGGCAACTGCATGGCGATCTTCTCTAGCAGGCTCACGTCCCGCCTCGTCATCAGGATTCGCCTGCCGGTCATCGCCGCCGGGGCGTAGACGGCCTGATGGGCGGTATGCGCTGCCCACTCCTTGTCCTGCCACCAGCGATAGAGATCCACCACCTGGAACACCGTCTCCGCAGCACTCATAGTGCGCCGGTAAATCACCCCGGCCTGTAGCTCCAGGGTCGAGAGGTAGTTGTCCACCGCCCGATAGTGCATCCCCTTGCCAAAACTGGTGCGCCACTGCCCGCCATATCGTCCTGCGCCGTCCATGCTGCCGTACCCGATCTCTAACTGACCGTCTGGATCTGGATGCCATACGCCCTCCACAATCAGGTAGCAATAGTCATACTGCTCGGCCATACCGGGAAGCTGGTGGCCACTCAACCGCCGGGACTGAATGGCGGCAACCAACTCCTCGATCCGCTTACGCTCGACCACAATGGCGCAATGCCCGTGCGGCCCCCGGCCCTCAAAAGAAAAGTCACCATAGTCAAGTTTCTTTTTAACCACCTCTATCCCAAAGGCGGCAAAGTAGGGCTCTAACTCGCCACTGCCGGTTCGATAGTCGAGAGAGATCCCGGTCATGGCTGGCTACTGTATGGCCTCATCGGCGGTGAACCAGTCATAGGGCTCGGGCCCAGCCACCTTGGACCCGGAAGCCTGAGTCATGTCTTCCATGCTGGCCAGGGGCAGCGACTCGGTGTCGGCAACCTCGATGGTGGTTTCCTGGTGGGTGATGATGCCGTGAACCTTGGCCTCTTTCTGGGCGGCGGTGATTGCCTCGGCATTGCTGATTGATTCAAACTCCCCGTAATACTCGGAAGTCGTTCTGACGGTGATCTTGTAAAGTGCCATCTATTCCACTCCTATAACTGCCATTAGGTTTTCCCAGGTGATGTCCTCACCCGAGACTCCGTACTCGCTGAGATCCTGGCCTTCTAACAGCGTGTTGCCCTTGCAGGTGACCAGACGGCAGCGGTACTTCTCGGCCAGGGCTTCGGTCCTATCCTCGATGTCGGTCTTCTTGCGTTTGGCGGATAGCTCGATGACTGCCGTCATGAACTTGCCCAGCTTGCCGAAACCCTCGGGCTTCAACTTGCCGGTGGGAGCCTGGATTTTCTTTCCCTTGTTATCCACCTGTCCGGTATCGGCCCAGATCTCGGTGCCCCGGCAGATCATCACCAAGTTCTTGTTGCCCATGGCATTCACAAACTCGATGAAGTCATTGTTGGGCCCGCCTCGCTGGTAGCTCTCGATCTGGTTGCGGCGTCCGAAATGGCTGAACAGAATCCAGTCGAAAAAGATGGTGCCGTCATCCAGCACAATCGATTCGATGTTCTTGTTCCCGGCTAACTCCATGCCCAGGTCAAAGACTCGGCCCACGATCTCGGTGTAGATCTTCTTGGTCTGCTCGGGCATCTCATTCAGGGCAATCTTGATGGCCTCTACGTGGCTCATGAGCGGCTTGGTATTGACCAGGATGTGATTGGTCTCATGTCTGGCCTTGTAGGCTTCCACCGCCCCCTTGCTGTTCTTATCCAGGGCAATCCAGCCGATCTTGCCGCCCTCATGGGGAGCCGTGCAACCGAACCGGCTCTTACCTACGTTTTCCTCGCCAAACACACACACCGCAGGCTTGTAGTCACTGGTGGTGTTATCGGTGAAACCTGATACCGCGATCTCTTTCATCCATGCTCCTCTGCTACGGCTCCATGCTTATTGACCAGAATGATGTTCTGCCAAAAGCGGGCCAATTCCTCATCGCTAAACTCGATCACATAGGTGGAGTAGAAGGGCATCCGCCGGTCCCGGTAATTGCCGCAGTCCCAGCAGACATGCAGACGGATCAGGTTCAGCCCCATCATTGAGCAGTAACCCATCAACTGCCACATCCAGAGCCGCTCTTCCAGGATCATGTCTCCCTTGTGAGTCCAGTAGCTCTTCTTGGTGAACTTGAACTCTTCCAGGCGCGTGACGCCATCGGCCAGCTTGGTGATCCCGTCAGGAGAGCCGAAGATGCCGTCCCGCTCCACCTCTCCGGGTTGCCAGATCAGGCTCGGGTAGAAGGTGACAATCCCCTCCTCCCAGAACATGCCCAGCAACATGATCAGCGGCATATCCTCGTCCCGGTCCTCGGGCTGCATCAATCCGGCCTTGCGTAGGGCATAGCGGATCACGCCGCTCAGATGGATGCCGCTAGAACGCAGCATGGAAGACTCGCGTGTCTTGATCACACGCTTGCCGATATCGGTGAACTCTAAGACGATTTCCTTCTCCTCGATCAGCTTGGGCACACAGATCCTCTGGCGATAACGAACTTAAGAAAATCGGGGAGAGTAACTAGTAACTGAAATGGTTTAAAGCTACTAATCCGGCGAAAGCCAGCTAGGTCTGGCTCTCACAGGGATAAACTACTCTCCCCAAGTGAAGCCTGGGCTACGGACGCCAAACCCAGGCAAAGGGAACTATGCGGTCTCTTCTGCGGTTACGGCAGCAGGGGTGAAGGTGATCGAGTCGGAGTCTACCGAGAAGCCATAGCGGTTGGCATTCATCGCCAGCCACTTCTCGTCCTTACACAGGCTGAGACAGGGGACCAGCATCTTGATGTCGGTGCCACGGGCTTCAAGAGCCGCCCGCACGCGATTCTGGAAGGCTTTGCGCGTCAATTGCTGGCCATCCAGGGTCTCACTCAGGTTCTCGATCACCGGGGCCAGCACGCTCTCCGCATCGGTGTTGGACTTGATGGCACGGGGGACTCGGCTGGGCTTGGCCTGACCAGGGCCCACCACAATCTTGCTGACTACTTTGTAATTCACGTTGCGCTCGACACCCTTGTCGTCAGCCATCTTGTTATCGCTAACATGGGTCTTCATGAAGAACACGCAACCCACCCAATCCGGGGCCCAGCAACGGTTGAGATAGGTCTTATCCACGCCTTGCTGTTTCAAGCTGGTGGTAAGCTGCATGACGCCGGAAAGCTCATGCGGTGTCCAGTCGGCAGCGGTGGTGTAAAGGGTATTGCCCTCGACGCCGACCTCGGTGCCCATATCCTGGGGATCGTCATCGTCTACCGAGTCAGCCTTGGCCGGATGGACAAACGGCAGGGCTTTGGTGCCGAAGCTGAACTTGATCTCTTCAGTAATCGGCTCATCGTGTTCATCGACCAGCGGGACCTGATCTTCATTGAGGCGGGTTACGTTCCAGACCAGGGCAGTGACCGGCAGCATCTGTTTGCGGCCTGCTACCTCCTCGGCCTGCCAGACCTTGTAGCAACTCTTATCCACCCGCACAAAACCTTCTTTGAAAGTGCCTGCTGACTTAGCGGCATTATCGGGGTTCATTAAGCCTGTTGGGCGCGGCATACTTATAGCTACTCCTCGCTAATTGATTGTTGTTATTGGCATTGCGCCTTGCGGGCGTAACGTCTTGAGCAACTCCGATGGTATGCCCGTTAAGGTTGAAGATCAACGCTAGGAGAAAGTTATTTTGGCTTGTATGCAAAGGCAGCAAAATCCCCTCGTAGAGTCTACGCGGGCAGTCACATCTGGCGGATGATTGTGTACTCTTCTTCCATCTTCTCGGTGAAGCGAATTTGCCCAGACTTACGCACCACTACCCGTTGTATCTGTAGATCCTCGATACACCGCTTCACCGCCCTGGCACTCGACTCGATATGGGCGGCAAGCTCCTCGACGGTGGCAGTGTGGTCCGGTGAAGTGTATAGATATTCGAGGACCTGACTCCGCATGCGCGGCATCGAGTCTAGAGCCACCTTGCGGAGGATGGCCCAGCGTTTAGCCTCGTGTACGCCGATGGCTTCCAGGCCCACCAGCAATTGGCTGAACACACCGGCCAGCCGTGTCGGCAATTCGGTCTCGACGGTAGAGGTGGGCTCCCCATGGTAGGGATCTCGCGCCACCCCTGACCGGCACCGGGAAGCGAACTCGGCCAGCCGGTAGAGCCTGACCTTCTCCTTGGTGGTGTGGGTTCGCTTCTCCTTGAGCCTGCCGAAGCCCAGGTCCAGATCCTCAAAGAACCTTCTGACAATCATCTGGAGATCGATGCGCCAATCGGTGATGGCATCGTTGTCCCACTTCTTAGTGGCCTCGGCCCAGGTCTGGCGGTAGTCGAAGCGATAGTAGACCCACCTCTCGCCCATCTCGGCAGACACCGTGGCGTATTGGTCGATCTTGTTGGTCACGCCCCCGAACAGTGCCAGCCTGCCCTTCCAGGAAATGGTCCTGCCACCCTCGCCGCCAATGGTGCGGGTCCACCGGCCACTGAAACACTCGCGGAGTACCGCCATGATCATCTGGCACTTCTCATGCGGCTTACTGAGCACGCTGGTGAAGTCATTGAGCACCGCTCCACCGTGCAGGCCCACCTGCTGCAGCAGGCCCCCGGTGGCATCGGCGGCTTTCTCCTTGCGGGTGGTGCCGGATAGGAACGCTCCCTCGCTAGAGATGTCGGCAAGCTCAAACATGCGCGGGATCGAGAGCAGGGAATTGACCAGTTCGCTTTTGCCGCAACTGGGCGGGCCGACAAACATCAGCCATACCGGATCGCCCTGGATCATGTTGGCGGCTACGCTGCCCATCAGCACGTAGAGCGGCGTGGCATCGGGCATGTGCAAGTAGGCCCGCATCTCCTCGGCCAGGGTTTCAATCGGTGTGATGGGAGTCGGTACGAGTCGCAAGATCATTGCCGGATCATCGACTCAAACTTGGCCTTGAAGTCCCGGCTGGTGCCCTTACCGGCAGCGTACTCCCCGATCAGGTAATCGATGAAGGCGCACACCTCGGGCCGGTAGGGCGGATGGCGGTAGGCTTCAAACTCATTGAGCAGATCGGTGCGGGAGGGCTTGTGGGCGCAGTGGAAGCCATTGCGGGAGCCACGGTGTTCCTCAATAGCAGCAGTGATGGAAGGGTGTTCAATGCGGCTTTTGGGAGCCAGTGCCTGAGTTGCCCATTCCTGGCTTCTATGGCCCCCCAGGTAAGCGTCCAGGGCATCATCGGTACGATTCTCCTCCTGGATCTCACGGGCCCGTTGGAGGACCGCTGTACGCTCCCCAGGACTGCCGATCTCGCGCAGTAGGTCATAGGTGGATTGCATGCTGAGTTCGCCACTGTGGACCTTGTGCTGGAGTTCCTTTTCAACTGAGAGCAGCCGCTCGGCCTGGGTGACGGTGGAGATGGACACGCCCAGGTAGCTGGCGATCCGCTTGGTGCCCGCAGAGCCGGTCAGCCCGTCCCGGCGCAACCCGCCGATCAGCATGGCCAGATCCATCTTGGAATTGTCGGCACGCTGGAGGTTGCTGAGAATGGCCTTCCGGCGCATATCCCCGCCAGAGGCATCGACAGTACACCGGAGCTTGAGCAGGGACTGGCCGTTTTTGGTTCTGATTTGGTTGAGGAGGATGACGGCTCGGCGGCGGCGGTTGCCAGCCACTAACACGTTATCCGGGGTGATCAGGCAGGCATCAAGCTGGCCCAGTTGATCGATGGTCTGGGCAAGTGCCTCAACTTTCTCGTCTTCATCTTCGGAATGACTGGAAAATGGGCGGGCTTCATATTTCGGTTCGATCTTAATCTCGCGAGGCAGCAGATAGCGCGTTTCCTCGCCAATTGCGGTGTGTTTGATATCGGACATTATCGAGGTTCCCTATGGTTTTCACATGGCATTGTTGAGTAGTTTCTGGTGGACGTGACGGTGGCGGTGGCGCAGGAACCGGCTGTATTCCTTGGCCGGGAGTTCCGCCAGCCACAGTTCATGAGCCCGTTCGATCCGGCGCATGAGGTTGGGCACGGTCATGCCCAGTGCGGTAGCGGTGCGGTCCAGAATTTGCAAGGTGCAGTTGCGGCGTCTGCCCTGAAGAATTTCAATCAAATAGCGGAATGTGACTCCCACCTCTTCGGCTAGTAACGTCACACTGATGCCTTCCCAGCCGGTAACCCGCCTGCCCTGCGGATTGGTGTGGAGGAATGCTTTACAGGCACCGGCTCCACGAGCACGTACCGCATCGTCGTTGTAAACCAACCTACCCTCCGACTTGCGGTGCCGTGCGCCGACGAGGGGATGATACTGCATTGTTAGAATCACCGTCAACCAAATTATACCGGGGTGATTCCTGGTAATGCGACTTAGTGCATACAACGCATACAACGCATCTAATGCGTACAATGCCTACACTTACCGGACCTTGGGATCGATGCCGTGGGCCAGGGCGTATTCGACTAATTCGGTCAGGGCTCGGCTCAAAGTGACATGTGCGGTTGTCGCATAATCTATGAGCTTGTCACGTAGTTCAGGGCGCAAATAGAAGGTTTGGGGCACCCCACGGGTCTGTTTTACCCTTCCGAAGGGATTGGTAGACTCTACGCGCTTTGTTACACAGGTACACTCGGGCCGCTGGCAATTTCGTAGCTG